CTATCTTATATTATAGCTTAAGCCCAAACCGACAAACGGCTCAAGTTTTTTCGATGTGAAGCCATAGCCGACACCGCCTATAACACCTACATTAAATCGTTTAACGTGTGTCTGCGTTATAACTCTCTCAATCTCTCGATTTATAATTGTAGTCGGTGAGCGGATGTAAATGCTATCCAAGTTTGCGTTATAACCGCTGACAAACGCTGTATAACTGCTATCACTATATACCTTTTGTTCTATTGGTATCACAGCTTTGGAGCTATCGACATATACATCTTTAGTCAGATATATCGTGTCTTTTCTTAGCGTTGTAGCCCTCACTAAAATAGGCTTGCTTATTCTTATCGTGTCAAAGATTTTAAGCGTGTCTACCTTTACACGCTCAACCACTTTTGTTTTTACCTCCTCGCTATTATCGTTTTTCAACAACGCAAAGCAGTAAAAAGCAATAAGTAATAAAGCAATTACACCTATTATATATAAGAACTTTTTCATAAGCTATTCAATAATTATAGACATTTTCTCCTTACGTTTCTCACATTCAAGAAGCAAACTCATAAGTCTTTCAAGTGTAGCACGACTATTAATCACTTGCCCCTTTACTTTGTTTTCGCCAACCAACAAACATCCCTCCGTCGAGGCTTGGGTGTTCCCATGATGTATTCTCGCGCCCTCGTAACACTTCACATTTAAGAGTAAAGGAAGTACTCGTTTAAACTTTGGGGAGAACGTCAAAATGACATCGTATTTACCAGTCGGTATCGCTGTTATTCCTTTTCGTTTCTTAGCAAGCACCTCGTTTACTTGCATAGAATCTGAAAGACCTCTATCAGTATCTTCCAGTGTGTCGCAAAAATAAACTCCATTAACGTATAATTTACCAATGGTATATTCATCTTTGCGTGCTATTCTTTTAACTATTAGTTCCATTGCTTCCACCTCCTGTATTATTTTCAAAAATAGGCTTTGTTATTTCCTCTTCAAGAGCTTTATTTGTAATTAAATAGTCATTTAAAAAAGGTATTTTATTTACCATTTTTAAGCTCACAATAAAATATAAGAAGTTAACTAAATTCCACATTGGCGTCTTATCTATAAGCATTATTCGCAAGTTCTTAAGAATATTAATTGAATAAAACCAAAGAGCGATAAAACAAAGCGTTTTTACACAGAATAAAGCCTCCTCCCTGTTGTGCATAAAGTGACCAATTACGAAGATAGAAGAAGCAAGGAGAGAAAAGACTAATATATGGTAGAAAAATACCATTGCTTTTTTCATCGACCATTTGCCCCCACTTCGATAATCGGCAATCAAACCGCATAAAAAGTTTATCACAAAGACAACTATCATTGCGTGAAAATAATCTTTTATAGGCGAAAGAAGCGAAAATATCGCACTAATCACAGCTACAAAAAATACCTTTATCTCATTCATAAAATCATCCTCCTATAAATTAAATTACACCAAAAAGTAAACCAAGAGTATTTGCTAAAATGTCATACTTGTCAAACTTTTCACCTCTCCCAGCGTCAAAACACTCTTTCGCAACGCCAGCAAAAAAAACAGCTAAACAAAACAGACCTTTAAATAGTGCAGGATAGGGTAAATTTACCCCACCTGCAACAATACTAAATACCCTAACTATCACTAAACAGAATGTAAAGTGTAAGAGTTTATCGTGTGGTATCTTTTCAGCTATCCAATCTGTTAACATAATAATAGTGTGTAGCTAATAAAATAGGTTATCATCGTTGCCACAACTCCCACCAGCACGCCTTTCCACTTGAACGGACGTTGCTCCATAGTTTTGCTAACCACCTCCGCAAGAGTAAAGATGCACGCTGCGCAAATCAAAGCGACCGCCCAGCCGTTTTCCGCTGCCGCCTCTCCTTTAGCGGTGAGAGCTGTTCCAAATCCTACTAATAGCGCAATAAATAGCACTAAAACATACTTGATTAATTCATTTACTTTCATTTGTTTTTCCTTTCTTTTTTTTGATTAAACTTATAATTATTTTTTATCTCCAATTGTTATCTCGATTACCAATTAGCCAACCAGCTCCGATAACGTTTTTTGTCGTAAAATATCATATCATAAATTTTGTAAAGAATCTATTATAAAAGTTTTTACTTCGTTCATCTTCTGATATCCTCCTTTCACGCAAATATTAGCACCAAGTATATAAGCGTAAATAATGTTACTTCACCTATATAAAACAAATGCTTTCTACCAAATATTATAACCAATACAGCCATTGCGAGCAACGCCTGTACCAACCAAAGCGGCTTAAATACAAGACTAAACACAATGCTACTCACTGCCGACATGTAAGCCCCTATATTATGCGCTAAACCGCCAAAGTTTTTGTAATGCGGCTCTACCCCCACTAACAACAAACCGAAGCCTGCAAGCGCACCTAAAAAGCCCCAAGTGTTACCCCCTTTGGCAATCATCAACGGACATAACACAACGGCTGTACTCATCATCATGGCACTAAACAACCACTTTTCTTTTGCTATATAGTAGTTGTCGCTTACATATCCTTTTACTCCGTATCGTATTGCACAGTATAAAAGATACACCACCATAAGAATAAAACTAATTATCGCTACTACTTTCATATTCTTTTAGTCTTTAATGAGGTAACACTATTTTCAAAAGCTCTGGGTAGCCTTTCTTATAATCGTATTGCTCTACTTCCTCAATGGTTGTTAAACGTCTTACATTTGCTTTGTGTTCCTCTGTTGTATCAAAAGCAAGTAAAGCATAATTCTCTATTTTAGCTAATAGCCCTAACACTAAATCACATGGTAGCACTAACTTCATACCATTAAGCCATAGCGTTGTATCTGTTAGTCCTAATTGCTTCCTTACGTTAGTACTATTCATTACGCTAATTCTAACCTCTTGTGATAGCCATAGGGGCATACCATTTAGAGAAAAAGAATTCACCGCATCGCTTTTATCGTAGGCTTCAATCTCTACAAGCTTCATTTCTTTTGCTTCTGTGAGTAGTTCCTCTTTGGTTTTCTCCTTTGGTACTTCTTTAATAAAGCCTGCTTCTGCTAACTGCTCATCGGTGGGGTTGAATACTACTTCATCACCTATCATCACTCTGTCTGTTGCGTAAACCTTTACGCTGTTTATTTCTTTATACCACATATCTTTTATCTTTTTCTTAAAATTACTCTTCTATCTTTTGCCTTGTTCTTTAATTCTTCGGGTATACGGCTTAATAATCTTTCATTTAATATAACATCACATTGTCCACCAAGAGGAACGGCACTATTATCTACCATATATTCCATACTCTCCATACTTAACTTTTCGCATGGTTCTAAATCTAACATTTTTAGCTTTGCACCTAAATTTTGTATGCGCATCGATTTTAACTTTCTACACATAAAGCTTACCCAAGTAACACCTGTTATATTTATAAAATCTAACTTACCTATAAATTCTAAGCTTTCACAATTTGAAAAAGTATAAGCTATATAACTGCCTGCCGTTAGGTTTATTCCATAACACACATACAAATGGTAACATTCAGAGAATATTTTACTTACGTCTTTAATTTTCACATTCCCTAAGTCCGCCCATAGAATAGCGTTCTTTTCATCAGAATTTCTCGCACCTGCAAAACTTATCTTTTGCACTTCCGCTGGTAAACTAATCGTATTTAAACCCACTGGTAGCGTGATATTCTCTTTTCTGTTATCTGTGTGCGTAACCTCAAGAGTACCACTCACACCGCTTGTGATAATGCGCACATCACGATGTGCTTCGTCTTCTATTATTGTGGGCAACTCTTCTTCTATCATCGAAAAATCGCCAATAACAAATTGCGCCCCGTTATCTTTCACGTTGAGTAACCCTAAATAAAAAATAACGCTCTCCGTTTTAGGTATAAAGTAAAGAGTAGCCGTTCTTTGCTCTGGAGAAAGCCCAAAAGAGCAATAAGCTTCTGCACCTGATTTATTTCCTCTTACACCACCCCATGCTTCTTGTAAGTCCTTAAATATACCTAAGCCAAACCAATTATCCGACAATCTAAGCTCATAGCTTTTTCTAACCTCATAGGAAAATACCAACTTGTATAATTTACCAGGCTTAACACGAATTTCTTTGTATAAGCAATCCCTGCTCCCAAGAATACGCTTAAAAATCACATCAGTTTTATTATCGCTATAGGTAATGTCTAAAAGCGTGTCGTTTCTCCAACTTTTCCAAGTTCTTAAATTGTTTATACCAGTAGGCAGTAAGCCGTAAGTTTCACCCATGTATCGTCTTCTACTCATGCTCGTACCTCCTTTGTTAAGCTATATTCCAACTTGCAACCAAAGCCGTATATTTACGTGCTATCGGATTGTACTTAAAACTAACCTCATAAAACATGTTATTCTCTATCGCTACATCTTTAGGTAGGATAACACCATCAAAGCTAATCATAGGAGCGTCAGCACTACGAGTCACAACACCGCTACCGCTGTTTTGCCCCGTGTGAAAATAGAGCATCACTTCTGCTACTTCTTTTGCATTCTCGGGCGGTGCTATTGCTTTAATTCTTAACTTATCCACGTTTTCAAATAAAGCATATACTTTACCAGCTTGTAGAGTAAGCTCTTTTGTATCTCCGTTTGCCGTTGTCGTTACCTCTTCGGCTATTACCTTTTTATTTTTAAGCTCTGTTATTGCTGTATTGATCGTATTAACGGCATTCTCTCTTGCGCTCGCTTCTGTAGTGATACTATTTCTTAATGTTTCAATAGTGCCGTTAACACCGCTAAGGGCTTGCGTTCTGTTGCTTACCTCTGTGTTTAATCGATTGGTAATTTCTCTTACTGCCGTTTCTCTTGTGCTTGTTTCCTCTGTTAACGTTCCTTGCAAAGCTGTTAGCTTGCTATCTAAACCGCTAACCCTTTGCGTTCTGTTAGTCGTTTCGCTTGTTAAATCATCACGCAAAGAGCTTACACTATTTTCTAATGTTGTAACCTTTGTTGTTTCTAATGTGTTCAAGCGCTCGTTTATCTTCGCTAATAAAGCGTTTAAGGTGTCGTTATCTTTAACACCCCCCAAGAACTTTATAACCTCATTAAAATTTTCAATAGCCTCATTTGCGTTTGCGCCTACTATTGTATTTATACGTTCCTGTAAAGCTGTTACAAGTCTTTTTGTTTCTCCGTTCTTTGAGGTTATAAGAGTCTCTAAGCTTTTCTTCGCTTCGTTTAGCTCCTCAGTGAAGTGAGTTGCATCATTTTCTTTACCACTCTCTAAGGTGGTCAAACGCTCTTTAATTTTGGTGATTTCATTTGTGAAATCTTCCTCATTATCTTTTGGTTTCACCTTTAGTGGAGATAGGTTATTTCCATTCCAATAATACATAACGCCATCGGTTTTGTCAATGTATATTTTATTGGCGTAAGGTTGTACGCTTTCGCCTTGCGTTTGGTAGATTTCATCTGTTCTATCGAGGCTTTCGATGTGCCAATTTGCAGAATAACTACCCTCGTGGAGAGCTACAAATCGCTTATTTTGCTTATCGAATAAAATAGTATAATTAGCAGTTGCTGTTTCAGCTTCTAAATTACTTGCACTCTCAACAAATCCGTCAAATCCTAACACGTTGAAAACATTTACATTTTCTTTGCGTGACACCTCAACCTCTACTACCTTTTCAACCTCTTTTTCTACTACTTTTGGCTCGGGAATAGACAAAGAAAGCGCATTACCGTTATCGTTCACAAGCAAAATATTACTTGCAACTGTGAACGCTTCTTGGCGCACTCCGTCAGTTCCGTAATCACTATCTGGGTGATGAAAAATAACCTCAATTTGTAGCTCACCAATAGGTAATTTGTGATTATCAAAGAATAGCGTTAAAGTGCCATCTTCTTCGACTCTACAATGGTTAAAAACACCCTCGCTTCTCCCTGCGGTGTAGGTTGTAAAGCCGTCTTCGACAAATGCTTTAATATCAAAATCGCAATCATACCATTTGATAAAATTGCCGTCTTTCACCAGCTTTAGAGTTAATGGAAAATCACTCTTTTTATTTATGTGGACTTGTCCCTCTTGGACTTTTCCACATTGTCCTATCAAAATTTCAGACATAGTTGTTAAAATTAATATGTTATGTGCAATATTGCCAATAGTATTACTACGTTGCAGGAAAGGGCTTATCCTTTACATTAGTGCCACTTTCAATAGCATTTACAATACTTTTCAAATCTTCTACGATGCTTTCAAAACAAGGACAAATAGAAATGTCCTCAGCTACGATTTGAGCATCTTTGTAAACAAGTGTTCCCTTTGGTGCTTTTACGACATCAGAAGACATAAGCTCAAGGATTTTATCTTCTAAACTATTTATTACAACTGCTTTTGGATTTGTGTCATCAGCAGAATAAGTCACAATGTGACGGAAGCGACCCATGTCCCAACGGACTGTTTTTTGAATTTTAGATGTTACTGTTATCATAAGATTAAACCTTTATTATTAACTTTCCAATATATTCTCTCATAGCCATTTTCAGTACCTACACAACACTCAAATTCCACAAAAGTATTCTTGCTAAGACTGAAAGTTGAAGTTCTATTAGAATCATCTTCAAATAAGGATCTGAACAAAATAGAAGACGAACCCTCACTTTTGTTATAAACTATAAGTTTGTTTCCTACTATTTTGCGTGCATAATCGACCTTAGCACCAACTGGAGTTGCTCCCTTTGATGGAGAGAAGTCGACATGGTAAAAAGGCAGTATAAACGAATTAGAACGGCTAAAATCACCACTAAACTCAATCCATGTAGATTCTAATTTGAAAATATCAAGGAATTTACTATCCTTAACCTCGAAACTACCTGGAATTGTTGCACCTGAATATTTCCCCACAGAATCTTTCGTGATCACGACTTTCTCCTTTGCAAGAATACCTGCGTACAAACTATTACCAGTTATTCGAATATTCTCAAAAGTACCTGAGTTACATCTAACACCATTTTCATCTACATGGAATTTTCCTCGCCCAGCATCTAAAGAGCCATTAAGGAAATCAAGCAAAAGATTAGGATGCCATTTAGAAATATTATTACTATCAAACAAATGATAGTTACCATTACTTGCTTCTGCTCCTACTCCGCCAAACTGAGAAAACATATAATCATTTAAGAAGATAGCATTACCCAATTTAGCATAGTCCGCTAAAAGCAAACCCTCAACCTTTGTCTTAGCTGCTGTAAGAGTAATTTCTCCATTCTTTAGCATTATAAGAATATCACTTATAGTCTGATTAGAGATATACTCCGATGCAGGAACAGAACCCTCTGTAAGGACAATCCAGTCGCAAGTCGATGAGGCTACACTACCATTCTTATTAGGGAAATTATGTCCTTGTATAAATATTCTGCCGTCAGCTGGAAATGTCTTTTCGTCAGTCGTGAAAGTTAAGTTACTAATACTCTTTTCAGTAGTGTTAATTTTGACGCTTTTAGACCATGCCCAAGTACTACTAAAGAGGAACAATACAAGCTCTCGACCCTCTGACTTTAACTCTTGACTGATATTACCTTTCACTGTGATAGTATAGGTCTTACCTTTCTCTAAGGTCGCAACAATATTACTATCGTAAGAACCGCCAACAGGTGTCTTTTTAACATCCCACCCATACTCATGAAAAGTATATCCTTTAAGCTCTCCATTTATAAGATTCTTCACACCACTTCGCAAACTTTTCATCATCGCACTTATATGATCTGATGCAACTGTAAGATTAGAAATAGAATCGTTATTTTGCGCTCCAATCGAAATAATATTATCAATCTGTTTTATCCAAGTCGCTTTGTTAAAAGAAACTTGAACAATTCTTGTCTCGATAGGAGTATTACTACGTCCGTCCCATAAAGAAACAATGAAATAGTCTGGTATTTTGACTATATCGTCTTGTTTCTTTAAATCGTAAGAAATAGTAAAGTCTACAGAAGGTCTTACCCCAAAAGTAAAACTTCTCTTAACAGAATCATTATCGAGATTAGAACGATAAGATAAATGATAACTTGACGACGACGTATTTACAATACTCGTTTTTAAACCTTTAATTTTACAAACATTGTAACTTAAAGTAACTTTTAATTTACCTTCTATATTAATGATAGCATTTTCCACAAATGGAACAATGCGATAAAACTCTGCATCTGCACCTGCTATACTTTGACCATCTTTACCCTTTTCAACCTGCTTAATCCACGCTGTATTGCCCTCAGACGGTGCTTCTGTTGTAGTAGTACCTTTGCCTACATTACAAAGCCATAGAGAGCCATTATAAGAGAATCTGTCATAATGTCCTGCTATTGTTCCGCTGACCCATTCTCCCCTATCGCACACCAAAGGAGAACTAACGCCTGTATTTGAAGAAGAAACTAACTCAAAGCTATCTGAGCGAACCTTTGTACCTCGAGGACTAAATTGATTAACAATGTGACTGCTTAAATCAAAATCATTAATACCTGCATAATCTACACGCTTACCCTCTGAAATGTAAATAATATAAGCGAATTGCCTATCTATGTCTGTTTGAGAGCCTAACTGTATAATACTGTCTTCTGCCTTTGGAACATCATTATTTAAGCTTGTATCGCAACCGACACAAGTATAATTATCTCCATTAATTGTAAGAGTGAAACTACCTCGAATATCTGATAAATCTATATAATGATAAAGCTTATCGTTTATAGTCTCTTCACCTTTATTGACAACTAATCTCCAATAGTATCTGTTTGCTTCTCCATGTGAGGTCTGAGAGGTAAGATTGAATGTTTTACACATTGCCTGATCTCCAACATGCCAATCGTTTGTAATACGTTTCTCACCATCGTCTGCAAGAAAATAACATCTAAAAGCGTTATTTACAGGTCTTACGATAGCTAATTTTGCACCAGCAGAAGTAAAACCTTGATCACCACTTGTAAAAACAAACCTCTTGACATTAACCTCAGAAAATGTAGCTTTCTTCCTAACATTTAGAATATCGACCTCAGCACAGCTATTTCCGTGAACATCTTTATACATTCCAAAACCTGCGCCATCGAAAACACCAGCGTTAAAATCATCACTTTTTACAGAATCAGCTTTAACATACCTACTATTCAAGTCTCCGTTTTCATTTAAGCCTTTATCAAAGCCACCAACAGATAGACCCTTTAAGAATGTAATTTGTTGCTGTGCGGTATCTATAGTAGTTTTGCGAAGAAAACGAGTATCGACATAATTTTTTATGAGTTCATTTGTCTGTGCGCTATTTAAACCACCACCATTAAAGTTGCCTGAAAGAATATTATTTACATCCTCTTTTAGCTGAGAAATAGTACCTTTTACAGCTTGATTTCCTACAACAATTTCTTGTATAATTGGATAGTCAAGCCTTGTAACTAATTTAAGCACACGAGTAGAAAGGCGATAGCCTTGCCCATCGTCAAAAATCACTTTTTTGCCTATATAAAGGCTTGGGTTATTGTTTGCGAACTCTACTGCATTAGATTTAAAGGAGTAGTTATTATTATCTTGTGAGCGTCTTTTAATCTCCTTTATGGTACGTCTTGCAAGTTCTTCTTGTGCAGTCTTGACCTCGACATCTCCCATGACGATATTAAACAACACGACAATATTACAAGTGAAGTCTGGCTTTTCCTTTCCTCGTGGAAATAAACCCTCACTTTCATTTGTAGGTATTATCGTATCACCACTCTGATACATCTTGATCTCATAGTCGCCAATAGATACAGAAACTCCGCTATCACCCTCTTTAGAATTTGTAGGGATAGTCTTATTTGCCTCATGATAGATAAGTTCAAATCCATCTTGACCATTTGGCTGACCTACGAGAGACTGAGAAAGCGCATCGTATAAGTTATTCTTACTATGAGTATTGACTTTAAAAAATCCTTTTAAAGTATAACCTTGAAGGACTTGCTTTGTCTTGTCAATATGATAATGATACCAGTAATATGTAACTCCATTTTCCTCTGTTACATTAAGAATTTCCTTACCTTCTAATCGAGTTGTAGACGGAAAGGCAAGGCGCATATACCATACAGAATAAGTCCTTTTATTCCCATGACTATCTAACTCCACTTGTCCTGTTTGGGCGTTCATTAAAAATCTTGTGCGCTTACGAATATTATAAGCATACAAATCTACATGTGGGTAAACGTCATCAAAAGACAATGCAAGAGTCTGTTTAATCGCATTAGAGCTGTTAAATTCCTCACGAGTAATAATCTCCCCATTAGGGCTAACATAAATGCAACCATCTGAATAAACAGACTTATCTAAACCTAATCGAAGAAGTGTAGCTACATTGCCAGAACCCACAAGAGCCTTTCTCGACATATTCTTTGTAGACCCTTGTGGATAGAAGCAATTAAAATAACCATCTTTAGAGCCATTTAAAGTCGCTTGTTGGACGTTTTGGTGAACTCTTAGAGTAGGTATAGGCTCTCCGAGATTTATGCTTATTTGCCCAAAATATAATGCTCTATGTTCCCACGATATATGCCACTCGCAAGAATTACTTTTGCAAGCCTGCGAAATAGACGAAAGAACAGAGAGAATATCATTTGCTGAAACAGAGAAAGAAACAGACGCATCGACATCACCACAAAGAGTGAATGTAAATTGTTCTGCTTTATTCGTTATCCCTAAAGCTTCATTTATAGCCTTACAGACATACTCAAGAGCATTAGTTGTAAGACCATCGTAAGACCATTCTTGTTGCTTTATTGGGTTCTTGTCCGCATCTGTGGTATCGTAAAGAAAAGGAACGCAAGAAAGCCACATCAAAGGGTGATGAAACTCAGGTGCATACTTAAAGCCCCTATCGTCTTCGGTAGGAGTAAAGGGGGCAAGTAGGCGATATTTTAAACCATCATCAAATGGTATAATATACGAACCAGCAGGCAGAGCGACTTTTACGTTACTCTGCCATGATAACCTCACAAGATTAGTTTTACCTAACTCTTCCTCATGTACTGCATTTTCAGACAAGTTTGCATCGAGTATCTTATTGCTATTTATGTCGTAAATTACCATACTACAAATATAGTTAAACTTATTTGATTAACAAATAATTACTTCCTGTTTTTTGGATTAAATTCTGTTATCTTTAATGTGAACTTACCTATTCCTCTCATGAACTGACTAAACTGAGAGCATGACTGATAAATGCAATGATAGACTACACCCCTTTGATAGGCTGTTTCTATGTCAAGCACACCTTTTGCTAACTCATCACAGAACGAAGAGTAGCGAGAGAAAAATTCCTCTTCGCTTCTCGCTGTCAAATTGAGTTGTAGTGTAATATCTCGAGAATCTACACGAATGTCATCTATAATCACACTCTTTCCATGTTCTGTTCTGTCGTTATTATCTATATAAGCCTTTACAGACGGAGGTGTCATAAGCGCAGATAACGAAGTATCGTCCATACTAATACCCCATGTTAAATACGCATCTTTTTGATTGATTTTTAATTGTCCCTTTAACATACTACTTCATTTCTTTTAAGTTTCTATTTACATCGTCAATCTTTTGTGAGAAGTCATTATAAATCGTCTTAGAGCACTTTAGAATGTCCTCTAAATAGCTATTATTATAAATCATAAGGTTGCGTATTTCCAATACCGCAGAGTTCGTAGAAGACGAAAATTCATAAAGTGAAGCAATATTAGTCATAACAGTCATTGCTAATCCCTTTATTTGGTCTCTCGAGATATTGCCTGCCGTTGTGAGAGCTACAATATTATTAGCTTGCTCGTAAGTAATTGAAGTAACTCCATTGGCGGTAGCCTTTTGCTCATCAGAAGAATTCTTTTTAAATAGCTCTAATCCCTTATCAGACGCCATACTTTGATATTTACGCATAAGCTCGTTAAAAACTCCTTGCTGACCTAAAACTTGAGAAGTCATAGTGTCGAGAATTTTAACATAACTATTAAACTTATCCTCATCAGAAGTCGACTCATTTTTCATTACGCTAAGCATCTTTTCGTTTGCGTTCTCAATAATATCGCTAAACAAAGTTTGGAAGATCATATTCTTTCCGATATTTTCGAGCATCTTACTTATGCTCTCACCGAAAGCTTTACCTGCGTCTGTTCCATTTTTAAAAGCATCTACCAGTGCGTCAGACATTGAGTTGCCTAAATCTCCAAAGATACTTGTAAGATAGTCTTTCACTTGTTTTGACGCTTCCTCCGCTTTATTGTACAAATCTATCAAGTACTGTAGTCTTTCCTTTCCGTCCCCACTAAATTGACGTGTATTGATAATACTTTCAGCAAGCGTTTTATTAAACTTTCCAGAAGCGTCTATTAACTCGGGGTAAGCTTCCAAAAGACTTCCATACAAGTCTTTACCCTTTCTAAATATACTACCTTTACGATGACCAGTTTTTATATCTATATCAGCCAAACCTGCATAAGCTTGTTTTAGCTTGCTTTTTGCATCATTAGCCTCATCTATTGAGAACTTTAAAATACCTGTTCGATTAATCCTAAACTTAAAACGATTCTGCTGTGAGACAGTTCCCTCAATTTCCTTTGAGAGATCTGAATACGCATTCTTCATTACAGAAATAGCGTTAACCGCTTTCTTGTAATCTAAATTACCAAAAATCGTATTAGCCTTTTCATTCTTTAGGTTTTGCTCATGTAAAGCTAAGTTATAACTACGTTGTTGTGCGATTGTTTCTTGGCGTATCTTTTTCAATGCTTCCGCATGTTCCTTGCCAGCCTGAAACGCTCTTGTAGCCCAACCTATTGCTTCGCCTGCCACAGCTTGAATACCTCCAAAAATACCACCTTGAGCAAAGCCTTGTGCGATATTACTTGCGCTATTCATTACATCAGTAACACCTTGCATCATATTCGCTAAGTCTTCACTGCCAGCCGCTGCAAACATCTCACTTAGTTTACTTGTCATGCCTCCGACTAATTCAGCTGAAGCGGATGCGGATTTTCCAATTTTCTTTAGCTTCTCTTCTAAACCTTTGCTTTTATCTTCTTTTGAGAATAAAGCTTTAATATCGTGAGCTAATTGCTTAAAAGGATTATTTGTTAAAGCTACATTCTTTAAGCCGTCGAACTGCTTTGTAATTTCTTGTATCTTTTCAGGGCTATCTTTAAGCGACTTTAGCTGTTCAGCTGTAAAACCAAAATTAGGCGTTATATCCTCCGATGAGGTCTTTTTCAAGTAGCTCAAAAGAGCTTCTGTCCTCTCGATAATATTGTCAATTTCTCTACTACTCTTTTCGCCTGCGTCTTCAAACAACTCAATAAATAAGCTTGAGGTTTGTCTCATTTTTGAAACCTCCTCATCATTTATAGACTTGATAGCTTCCTTGCGCTTTCTTTCAAGTTCAAGAATAGCACTTTCTCTTTCTTCCGTTCCAGCTGGTAATGATTCTAAGTCTTTACGCTTTCTATCATATTCCTCATTTGTTTTTGTCCGTCTTACCTCGAAGTTTTGGAACTCGTCAAGTAATTTCTTTCGCAAGTCTACTTCTGCTTTTATTTTTTGTTCTCTTGCAAACTTGTCGTATTCTTGAAGCTGTTCTTGCTGTTTAGATGTAAGACTACTCTCATTTAACTTGAGAGAGTTTCTATAATTTTCCGTTTCTGTCTTTGTCGCTTCGGGATTTTTATTGAGCCATTCATTTACTTTCTTTTCTCTCAAATCTTTAATCATATCATTGCGACGCTTCTCGTTCTCCGCTATTAGTCTGTCATAGTTGAGATTTATTTGCTCCTTTTCTTTCTCATACCCATCTTCTTTTAATTCGATGTTCTGTTGTCTAATATTTAATTCAGCTTCTTTCTGACGTTCCAAAACACTTTCTTCGTATTCCTTTATAGCTTTTAGTCTGTCGGTTTTCTCATCCGCAAGTTTCGTTTTTGAGTCTTTCCCTTTTTCCTTTTTTGTTCCATAGGAAGAAGAATAGACTTTCTCTTTCTTCTCTAACTCTCTGATTCGTTTTCGCAGTTCTATACCTTTCTTGCCAACTGCTTCTTCATAAGAGAGAGCATCTAACTCAGCTTGTAAGGCTTTCTTCTGTTCTTTAATAGATTGCTCTGACTTCTTTGCGTTATTTGATGAGGTATTCCCTAAAGCGTCATTTTCAAGGTCTTTTCGATAAGTGTCTGTGATAATCTTTTGCTGTTCTTTTAGATTATTTAATTGCTCTTCTGCTTTAGCCAAAGCACCCTTTGCTCGAGATACATTTGCTGTAACAAAAGATGTTTCAGCCTGTGTAGGGGCTGTCCTAAACCCTCCATTCCCAACAACCTTACTTGCAAAAGCTTCCGCATCTGAAACATCTTTAGACAACTTTGCTCTTTGAACTGTTATTTCTGCGATTTGCTTACCTAATTTACCTATTAGCTCTTTAGCACCCTCTATCTCATACTTATGAACAAGAGATTCCAAATATCCGTCAAGAGCACTTTTGTTCTCTATGTATTTTTTCGTAGTTGCATCAAGTTGAGCGTTGTAATTTGGGATAATCTCATTTAGCTTTTGCACAGCTTTTCTTCTATCCTCAATAGAACGTGTTTCATCCTTTGCAACAGATAACAATAATTCAATCTTATTTTTCTCATCTGCCAATTTAGCACTTGCTTCTTCCTTGATTTTATTTAAACCCTCTTGAGCTTTTGCAGTAGACGATACACTTTTCCCAAAGAGATAAAAAGCCGCAGTGGCAGAAGCTATGACACTAACTATAAGCCCTATGGGATTTGCCTTACTTGTCATATTAAACAGGATCATAGCGTCTTTTGCAGTATGAATACTTTTTGCAAGAGAGAAGAATGCACTAACGGTCTGAAATATAGCTTGCGCCTTATGTGCTGCATAAACAGCAAGCAAAGCAGCCTTATATGTTCCATAAGCTATTGCGACTTCGAGAACTACCTTTCCAATAGCTTCCCAATGCTCAACAAGATAAGAAACACCTTCAAGTCCTCCATTGATAAAGCCCTCGCTTTTCTTACCAATATCATTAAACATCGTATCTATTGCATCTTCGATATTACTAATCTGACCTGAGATGGTGTGAGATTGTTTTTCCATAAGACCAGCAAACTTACCACCCTCAGAGGTCATAGCTACGATAGCTTTTGTAAACTCTTCTGAACCAACCTTACCAGCAGTAACTAACTCTCCTACCTTTTCTTTAGCAACTCCAAATTGTTTTGCTAACTCTTCTGCAATAGGAACACCACGACCTTGAAACTGACGTAAGTCTTGAGTAAACATTCTACCCTGAACCATAGTAGTACCATACAAGTACACTAAATCACCAAGAGGAATAGACAAACCAGCTGCAATATCTCCAAGTCGAACAATTGTTTCATTTACCTTATCCGCTTCAATTCCATAAGCAAGAAGCTGTTTTGCGCCATTCGCCACACCTTGCAAATCAAAAGGGGTTGTTGCTGCTGTTTTAACTAATTGATCCATTAAAGCATTAGCATCACTTGCGCTACCTAACATCGTACTAAAGGCAACTTCTAACTGCTGAAACTCCCCACGAACAGATAACACTTTTGACGCAAATTGTTGAGCCGAGAACGCACCGACAACAGCAGTAGCCGCAGATTGCATTTTCCCGAACATTTCCTCAATACCGCTACCACTTTGCTCGACCACTTTCTGAGTCTGCTTGACCCCATTTTGAACTCCCTCGAGAGCAGATAACATATTACCATTATCTCCCGTTATATCGAATTTTAAACCCGCCATATCTTTTTTATATAGTCTATTTTGTAAACAATATTATTATTTCCAATTCATTCCTTGTATTGCGTTCATCACAGATTCTTTGCTGTTTCCGTCTACCATTTCAGAGACGTTATTAATGTGTACACTCTTCATTTCTTCGTCTGTGAGATATACAGAAGTAACTTTATCTTTTACTAACATTTGTAAGTTAGTGTAGCTTATCTCCCAAAGGACATAGTCGAAAGTCCATTTATATCTTTCACACACAGTATCTATAAGTGTTCCATATATTGACTTTCCTCCAAAGCTGAAAGAGTTTTTGTTGTCTTTTGCTTTTACTACTTCTGACATTCTCTCTAATTCTTTATCTATTCCATAGTGCTGAATGTAAGTAGCTGTTTTATCGTGTGTCAAACATGTGAGAATAAGAGTAGCTATATCCTCATTGCTCATTTCATTTAGAATGAGTTTTTTCCTATTATTTACTATCTCGTTATTTAGTACCTCTTGCTTTGTCTGTAAAGTGTGGTATGCGATTAATAGGCAACACTGCTCTTTTTTAGTTTCTACAAGCCTTAATGACTCTATATAAGGATTTGCTTGTAATAATTCTATGTTTATGCTGAGGTTACTTATTATTCTTTTCTCTAAGTACATCTTACCGAGAGTGACGGGATATAAGTAAAAATGCCGACGCCCAACACTGAAACCTTTAGGTCTATCTATGATGGTGTCGGCAATATCTAATTCTAATTGCTTTTCTTTATCCATGTTTTAACGTTTTAGTTGCAGGTGACGGACTCGAACCATCGACTTTGCCTCATGAGGGCAACGAGATACCATTTCTCCAACCTGCGATAAATGCTGTCTCTCCAGCTGTCAAGTGTCTTTCCACTTTGTCAGTTACCTTATTATCACCTTTCTCCTATAAAAGAGATTTTATACGTCTACATCTACAAAAGGAACATCAGAATCTGCAAGAACTGCACCCTCCTTAAGAGTAGACAAATCCTTTGTAGTTGTACACCATTTTACGATATTACCTGTTTCAGGCTTTAACGCATCATGGTTATAAGTCAAAAGACCACCCTCTTCTGTACTGAACTCGTCAGAGAGAGATACTACAGTCTCATCAATACGAGGACCTGGTACTGTGATGTCTTCTGGCTGAACGAACACTGCATAGCGATTCTGAATAATGCCATTAGTGTCTCTGTAAGGTTTTTTACGACCTGCAACACGACGCAATACATATTCAAGAACATACTTGTTCGCAGAGTACTTTACAGCCTCATTCTCACCACCCTCAATAGGAGCTTCTTTTTTATCTCCCTTAGTAGGATTGAGTTTTGTAGTGTTTTCTTTTGGGGTTGCAATTTTAGTCCATTTTGCAGACGGTGTATCAAGGTCTTTAACAATGATACTACACTTACCCCATCCAATTGGTTTTCCCATAATTTTACTCGTTTATAGTTTGATATAAAATTTTATTATTTATAACGTGTTCAGATGTCCCCTCAGACTCTATTACTCTTTGCCCACAATCGAAATTGGGGTCTGTGAGAGAAAGTCTAAAGTCAACACCACGAACATTCTCAAAAACAGAAAACGCCATCTTACAGAGTCTTCTTAAGCGTTCTGAATTTTCCTCGTTTTGACCATCAACGTAATTGTCAGCAACATAGATATTGACATTTACATAAGCCAATTGTTTTTGTCTTATATTATTCGCAAGCACAGAGATAACAATATCTTCCTTGCATGATTCTTTTGGACGTACAGAGGTTTTCTTCAACTCCCCTGTAACTTCTTTGAAAAGTGGAGATTTTTTGATTACTCGCCAAATATCGTCCTTTATGTCTATATCTGTTTTCATACTACCAATTCGTTAATTTCTTTAATAGCTTTATTTTTTGCCTTTTCAAGACGAGTGTTTACAGTCTCTTTCGCCCAAAGCTCAGCAGATGCTAAAACGTCCTTGCTTTCGAGAGATTCTACATGACTTGCATAATTCATACCTGCAACAACTACCAAAGCGAAGACTTGTGAATATTCTCTGCCTAATTGGCTTATCATCTTTTGCCCCTCAGAGACGCCATTTGTGCCGTTTAAAACGACCTCAAAAGCAGACTCTATTTGTTTTACACCATAGTCGTAAATTGCATACCCAACTGACGAGCGAAGATTTCCTGTGTGGTCAATCCAGCTTTCCTCCTTAGACCTATCTCTGATTTTCACAACGCACTCCTCACCTAACTTAGAAAGAGCCATCATGATCTCGTTTTTTAAAATCTCAAATGCCTTGTAAAGAAGTTTATCTATAGCACTTGTAGGAGTTGTCATTTTTATTCCCATATTAAATCCAAATCTTACATTGATGCTGGTATCTATGAAAACCTTTCACTGTGAAAATTTGACCACAGCCCTTACCAAAGAAATGAATGCGAATTTTATCTCCAAAGACAAACTCACGACAATTCTGTGGTAAATTGTAAACAGTGTACGAATAAGGGTGTACACTGCCGTCTGGAATTGTGATCTGGTTAGCCTTTCCAGCAGGAACAATATCGCATTTATAAGCGTTATTAACCCAATACTCTTGACCCTTTATAAAGTCTCCAGTTTCGGGGTCTTCTTGCCCTTTTGTGGTCGTCAAATAACTTAGTGTATGAGTTGCAAAATCTATTACAGCCATATCATCCTCCGAAAGTCACTGTTGGCTTATCGATAGTCACAATATCTTCACCAATAGAGTTGTAAAGTGAATTAACTCGGGTCAATAACCGATCTTTGTCCTTATCAGAAAGAGTACCTACACTCTTATCTGACTCCGAGTAGTTAACGGCTTGCAAAAGAGAATAAAGACAATCTGCAAGCGCACCTTTCCATTGTCTTGTTTTAGCTATGTCATAGGAATACTCAGAATTACCATCCAACTGACGTTCTATAAGCTTATTTTCGATAAAACCTATAGGTAGCGGATAGTGAATTTCATCACGGAGCGCCTGCAAAATTGTCTTCATATTAACCCTGTGCAGTTAAGTTAGATAATAGAGAAGTCTCTTGTTCATCACTCAAAGAGTTAACAGCAGAGATAACGTTTTCATCTGTTGCGTTCTTAGCCACCTTAACTCCTAAAACTTTCAATTGAGCGATAACATCCGCTTTCTTGTATTTCTTACCATTGATAGTGGTAAATGTATCTGCGGTATCAAGCTTTTCTTTTTCCTTATCTACTTCTGTAGACTTCTCTTCTGAGCAATCAAGTACATAGATTTGATCCACGTCCTCAATTACAGGAAGAACCAATGATTGACCATTTGTAGTCTCTCTTAGTGGGTCTGTAGTAGAATATTTAGAGATAAGCTTATATTGGTCTACTGTAGCGTATTTAACACCCTCTACAGGGTTTGTTGCTTCAGCAAGAGTACCCCATACAAGAGAACCGACAGTATCAGAGCATAAGAATACCATTCTATCTGCATTCCATGGTTTCTTGCTCTTTTGCTGACCATTCTTTTCAAAGATAACAGAGCGGTCTACAACTTTTACCTCAATGTCAAATTCATCTTGGAAAGCTTGAGTAAACTTACTAACAGAAGGCACTTTTAAGGTAGTTTCATCTGTATATACCTTATCGTCTGCATCTGCAACAAGTTCACGAGCCCAACGTTCTTTACGAATATCGTTCAACTTAGATTTTGCAATCATAAGAGTGGTAATCGTATTGCCGTCGGCATCAGCTTTACTACGGATATTCTCGATATCCTCATAACTAACGTGACCCTTAACAATAGTACCAAAAGTATTGCTATCTAAGTAGCCAAAGTTTACACGCAAACCTGTACCTGCATTATCTTCGTCCTCAACAAGCAATACGCCCTCAGAAAGAGCAGTTAAGAAGTTAGCCTCATTCTTCTCGTCAATACCGATAGAACAAGCATCACCATCATTAAGGAGCTTTGTAAGGATACGTTGTTTTTCAGCTTTCTTAGCTTCATCTGTAGTCGCAGTCTCATAGTGAGCTTTCATAATGTTGATAGCATTAATTTCTGTCTCACGAAGAACTTTTTTCATACCAACCTTAGGCAACTTACCATTAGAAGTTGCAAGAGTTCCACGCTTTTTAATTGGTAGCGGAGAGTCCATTGCAACCATATCAGCAGCTACATAAGTAGTCTTTGCAGAAGTACCTTCCCATTTCTGGTCAGAACTGTACACTGGCAACAACATTTCCTTGTGGAGGTAAGAACGCTTAACGGGAGCTTCTTTCTCCTTTACATAAAGATTTAATTTCGGCCAAATTGCAGAAATAAACTGAATAAAAAGTGATTCTTTCATTTCTTACCTCCTTTTTTAATCGTGTTCAAAAATCAAATTAGGGAGAGCTGCTTTAATCGCAGTTCTCATTTCACTTGTAAGGGGATAAGGCATCGCTTTATCGTTTACACGACCACAATCCATAATTCCCACTAAAGGCTCGTTTGCTGGCTTAGAGCAAACTACGACACCTACATACTCATGCTTAGTTGGAAGAGCTTTATACGCTGAACCATCTACAGGCATAGGCTTATAGGTGTAATTTCCATCTTCGTCAAGTGTACGAATAACAAGATGTCCTGCCTGAATAACATCACCTTTAAAATCGGTTGTGTCAAGAGTAGCACCGCCTGTAATTCCACCAACGAACTGACGGATAACAACTGAGTCTAAACCAAAGACCATCTTTGTAGACTCGCTTACCAAATTAGCTTTTGCACCCATTTGTACTTTAATTTTAAGAATTTAACTTTTGACGATTAAAGCTTAGCCAGCTCTTTCACTTCATCGTCAGACATCATTTCATCGTCATTCTTCTTAGAGCGTGTTTCAAGAGCGCCTCCGCTAACAGCTGGAGCACCCAACTTCTCAAGACCACGATTAGCTCTTTCTTGGTTTTCCGCCTCAAGATCTGCTTCAATCTCTTCAACGTAATCCTCGAACTCCTCATCGTTTTTGAACGACATACGATTAAAGGCTTTGAGAGTTCTTTCACCAAACTTGCCTGTATTCTTCAATAGACTTTCAATCTTAGCTCTTCTACTATCAGCCGTCTTACCACTCTTTAGCGCAGTAATTTCAGACTGCATACCATCGAGTTTTTCTGACATAGACTTCAAAAGCTTAGCAAGTGGTGAATCATCATCATCACCTTCATTCTTCCTGTTTTTCTTAGAAGTCTGACTCTTACGATTCTTACGACTTACTGGTTCGTCATCGTCATCGTCGTCATCATCATCTTCTTCCTCATCTAAAGAATGAGCATTTTTGTACGCTTGGACTCGGCTGTCTGACACTGTTTGTGAGAATTGGAGGAACGGTAAGGCGGAATCAATTGCATCGTCTACAGCTTCCTTAATCTCCTCATCATTTGCATCTTCTTTAATTTCGGAATCAAGTTTGTCGGCAATTTTAGCAGCGACACCCTTTAACTCTCTGCGACTGAACCCAAGAGCCTTAACGTCCTTACTTGTTTTCAGTGCTTCCAACACCTTTCTAAAATGTTTCTTCATTGTGAATTTATTTATAAATAAAAAATGGCCTGCAGTGCGAATGAACGCAAGCAGACCAAAGTTCGTAGAACCATCAATGAGCAACGAATATACGAATAGTTCTGTTGCGTGCAACTTCACACGCTTTCGATTACAAATTTAATAAAACTTATTTGATTATCAAATAAAAATGAAAAAATATTTTATGAGTATATTTGTACAAATAAAAAGGTGGCAAGTGCGTTATGCGACATGCCACCATAAAACTGTAATCGTTAATATTTAAATATAACTACAAAGGAATTTTTAAGGACGGATAATAAACAGATATATATTCTTTCAGTTCGCTGTCTATTCGATTTAACCATTTAGTCGTTTCATCATCATATACTCTTACAACTTCTTTCGTTTCTTTATCTACTATAAGCGTAGGAGTACTATTTTTTAAAATAGATGCCTTTAAATCCAAAATCCTTTTAATAGTAATATCTTTATGAAATTTTTCCGCAATTTGTTTGTAAAAATCTGGTGTTTCTTTTATATTGCTCATAACATTTGTGATTTATATAAAACAAAGATATAATTATTTTTGAAAACAATCAAAAGTATTTAGGATTATCTCTTTTTTTTACTTTTCTTTGGAAGCACCCAACCTCGATGTTTTGCAACAGCTTGGTTAAATCTCATCCAAACATCTTCATCTTTAAATTCAAAATGCATTGTACCTTTTTTGAAAGCTTTCACACGGAAAAACGCCCAATCAAACCAAACTCCATAACCAACTCTATTAGTGTAAATGTACTTGTTTAGCTCTGGTATTTCATCATAGTTTGTCGCTGTGATATAACACAAAGCTCTCACAACATCCTCAATTCTCTCTCTATTTGTAGAATAGTATGAGAAATTGATAACAACAGAGTCTCCAAAAAGTGGTTCGTATCTTGTCATATAAGGCACGATAAACTTTCTATTTATCATGTAGTTAGCGTTGGTTTTCCACTTTTCACCTGCTGTTGAATTTTCAGCAGAGAAAGAGCAAATCATATCAAAAGCTTCTAACAGAGCTTTGTCCATTCTTTGTCCTGTTGTCTGAATTACCATATTCAAAACTTGATAAACATTGTGCATCGTGAAAGGTACATTTACTTGGGTTTCGATGAACTTATTTATTTGCTCACGCAAACCAATAGTTGCGTGCTTTTCCATGTTTAATTTATTAAAGATGATGCGCCAATAATACTTTTGTAGTTGCTTCTTATACTGCTGTCTTGTGATGTTTACTGCCTGCCCTCTATCATCAATCGTGCCAAAGCGAATAGGCATGTAATTATACCTATCGTCTGAAAACTTTGCAATATCGTTAATCTTTTGAGTTGCTTCCATCGTATCATCAAACAGCTTAACTGCTGATGTATAGCGATTAACCATATCTCTTACAACATTGTACTGAACAAGTCCCTCTGTATTGTTGTTATCCAACATATCCTCTTCGCTTGAAAAGATGTAATTTGCAAACTCATTTTCTCCGCTACCCTCCTTGTAAAGCTTCACAAGAGAAACTGATACAGACGTTGTTCTTTCTGCATCGTCGAAAACAGAGCCTAAGTTTTCAAAACAGCCGTATAACTCAATTAACTCATACAATTCTGCCCTTACACTTGAATACCTATTTTCAATATTAGAAGTATTACAGAGAGCTATTATTGTACAGCCAGCAGGTGCAATTTCAAAGGCATGCTTAATATGCTTTACACCCTCGCTAAATGGTGGGTTCATTACAATATAATCAACGTGGCTTATTTGCTCTGATGTAACGGAAAGAAAATCACTTGCAAGTAATTGACATTCACCTGCAAGTAGCTTTTGTAAGTGAATATCTTTTTCGCAAGCAATAACTTCACCAACTCCATTCTTTTTAAGCCATTTGACGATATTTCCACTACCTGCAGATGGTTCTAAAATTGTTTTACCTAAGATATTTTCACCAAGCATCATAGTGCTTATAACTTCTTCTGGTGTTGGGTAAAAATCGGGGTTTTCTGTAAATAATTTCATTGCTCTTTATTATTAAACTTTCAATCTCTTTTCAAAAATCGCTTTGATTGCCTTTGCATCTTCTTCGGCTTGATCTCTTTCACTTAGCAAATAATAATTGCCTGAATTATAGTTTTTATCATCGAATACAGTTGCGCCTTCCATCTCTTGAATAACGTTACCACCTCTATCGATATACAAGTAGTCTTCATCTAATTCTGCTCTCCGTCTAATCCTCTCCATTTGCATTGTAACCGCATTCCACTTTAAACCCTTTGCCCATAACTCATCGAAGAAAGCTTGTTTTTCCTCTTCTGTGGCGTGGCGAAAATTACTATTTGCCCAATCACTATTTATCCAATCTAAATTACAATAGCTCTTGATATTATTGTAATAACTATCAAAGTGTTCTTTATCATTTTCTTGATAGCATTTAAAAATCACTATCAAATCTGCAATATTTGCGTGCAAAATATCACCTTCTTTGAAGTCTTCGAATGCTTGCTCCTCTTGCTCATTCTCGATAATAATTAAATTATCTTCAATAGTTGCTTTGCAACCTGTTGGGATTGTGATTTTGTCACCTGCGTTTAATTTAATTGCCGTGTTTCTTTGTTGTTCTTTCTGATTTTTCATTGCTCTTATAATTTAAATTGTTATTAATTAATTTTGATATTGCAAAGATAGCAAATAAAAATGATATTACCAAACATAACTCACTGAAAATCAATAAGTTAAACTTTTATTAACTTGAAAATGTCTGGGTGATACCTAAAACACAACACGACTATAAACAAAAAACTTTTTAAACGTTTGTAACAATTAGTAAAATTGTATTATCTTTGCATTACTATACAAACTCAAAAACAAAATACACAATGAAAAAGTATCTATTATTTGCACTCTTTGCACTACTCTTTTCAAGCTGTGGAAGGACCGCACCTTCTCCTGAAGGCTTAGAATATTGCAAGACTATTTCTGGTATAGATTGCCTAAAAGCAACAGTAACAAATGGAAATGTACTAATTATAGCTATAAATGCAGAACCAGGAAGAAATTACGATGCTCTTGCAACATACTATTTAAATGATGCAATTAGCCATGGCGTTAACGATATTAAAATGTGTGCTGTTGTGGATTACTCCACATCGGAATTCCAAGAAGGAGCGGTCGTTGGTGAAAGAGTAGGAAAAGCTTTTAAATAAAATTGAAACAAAAATAGGGCGGTTAATTCCGCCCTTATTCGTTCAATATCTTATATGCTTTATGATACTTTTTTAATCGTTCAATATCTTTTTCTGTTAATTGATTTAGCCTTGTTATATCCATATTATCTTCTAAATCGCAAATCTTCACTCTGCGCCCGATAGGATTAGCTTTGCATCGCTGGATAAATTCAAAATAATCCTCTCCTCTCTTTCTTGATACAGATAAAACAGCGTCTACTACTTCTTGTGAAAAACCAACCAAAAGTAAATATTCAGATGCGATATCTCCATCTTCTATAGTATCATGAAGTAAAGCTACCAATCGATCTTCTTGACAAGTACATCTTCTTTCAACTCTAACAGGGTGATTAATATAAGGCATTCCTGCTTTATCAACTTGGCCTTTATGCACATTTATAGCTATTTGCATAGCCTTTTCTCTAAGTTTATCGAAACCTATCATACTCTTCTTTACTTATTTCATTGCTATTCATCTTAGACTCAAAAATATCTTTTTCTGTTGAATCTACCTCTATTTCTTTACGTCCCCTTCGTTTGATAAAACAACGTGTAGACTTGCCAATGACCTCTATTCTTAATACAATATCTTCGTAGTCATCTTTTAGGTAAACTGTATTCGCTTTGAGTCTATTACATAGGTTTACTAAATTCATAGTGATTTAATTTTACATTGTAAAGTTATCCTTTTTTTGTAAGATAACCAAAAGTTTTATCTAAAATGTGCATAGTACGACTGGGAAAGTTTTGTTAATTCTTCAATTTTGGCTCTATCTTTTACTTCATCCAAAATCCTTATTTCTTCGTAATACTTATGTCCTAACCCTCCTTGCATTCTTGTTTCCTTTGCTATCTGTTCCCAAACTCGATCACTCAATATCTTACGAGCATTTACTTCAGTTTCCTTAGCATATATCATTTTAGGAGTATTAACTTGTACTTCAGCCTGAATACCATTGGGCATTTTTAAATTGATAATATTACCACTATACCCACAAAATTTTTCAGGAGTCTGCTGTTTATATCTACTAAAAGTATCAAGACGTTGTAAATCACTAACTACTTTATCAATATTATTACTACTAACTATAATCGTATTTCTCACACTATCTTTTATATCTGAAACAAGCATGCCTTTTTCAGAATTTAATTTTCTGTACATAGAAGAAAAACCTTTGTAGTTGATAGGAGTAACAACACCATTATATTTCTTTGCAATTGCCTCCGCTTTTTCTTGTATCGAACCTCCAACAGCTCTTGCTTTAGCCATCAGTAATGCACATTCTTTAATATTTTCATTATCTCTTAACCAGTATGGTAAAGTGCCTTTTTTATTAGCTTTTTCTATTCTCTCTAAATTATCTATATTATCTATCCATTTACCAAATCCACTTGGTAAAGTTGATATTTTTTCAGAACTATCTTCTCTATTATCTGACCAATATTCTTCCTCACTCATTACGATTGGAACTGTAAAGCAAAGGCAATTCGGGTGCCAGCCAGAAAAGCTAAAGTCTTTAGGATAATCTCCCATCAACTCATCGCAAATATCATATCTTGGGTGAGAATCTGACAACTTAATTTTATACCCAAGAATAAAATCAAATTTTTGCCAACGCAATTGTTCTGCGGTCCTATAAGCCATGCTTATCTCATTTCTTGCTAACCTAATAGAGTTATACTCGCAATCGTGACAACGTGTAGCCTTTGCATACCTCTCTTGATAGTCAGCTTGTAAAGACGGCCAATCTTTCAAATATCTACTAATTCTCTTCGATAGAGTTGTGGCACTCATTCCTTTTTCTATTGCAGTAGAAATTGTAGCCTCTAAAGATTCTTTGTATATATCGGCTTGTTTCCATAGCTTGGTAGAAAGATTAAGCCCTTTATCTTTACGGGCTTGAAAAGCCTTTAATTGGTCACTATTACTATCAAAATAATGCTTGAAACGTTCTCCTGAAACTTGCGCCCGATAATACTTCAAAGCTTTGTTTGCAACAAGATCTTGAAAGATATTACTATTTTTCCATTCTACACTTGTACCTGAATAAATAAGAGTTTGCATTTCACCTACAAATTGTCTTTGTAGTAAGAGTAAATCTCGTTTTACTTCTGGGAAGTCAGCAAAGAAAAATTCAGTAGAGCCGTCATAGCCAACAGACTCAACGAGAGATGCTACTTTCTCGTTAAGCCTGTCATAAATATTTCTTACTTGCAACATATAGCCAGCAAGTCGTCTACTAAGGCCTTTATAAGCCTTTTTGTTATTTGGCAATCTTGGTCTACCCATTTCTTAACCTAAATTTATCACATGCTCTTTGGGTTAAAATAACACAGAACTTTTTATTCGTATAATGAGGGCATCTTCCGAGAGTTGGTTCACCCTTTACGCTAAGAGTTTCAAACTTCATTTCAACCTCACAAAAGACACACTCACAGCATTTGTTTTTTATCTGCGCACAATTAATCTTCTTTGCGGACATACACTTTTAATCGTGACTCTACAATCTTATTCCCACACTTTGTATAAACATGATCAGAAATGAGCTTATTCTTCTCTATTGCTTCAAAGATATGACTTCGATTATTGCCCTTCTGAATACGCTCCATGTCCACTATTGCCTTTCTATAAGAGGTCTTTCCCTTACAAGATTTTCTATATTGACGAATATTCTTTTTTGTAATAGCAACTGCAATTGCTATTTCCTTTGCTTCATAATTAGGCTTAGCTTCGTATGACGGATAAACTTTCTGTGCTAACCATACAAGTGTACTTGCAATTCTTTTTCTCATAACTTTATTTGTGAACCAATATTATAATTAAAATCCTTTTCTATTCCGAACTCATTGCTCTTAACACATCGAGAAAAACTAATAGATTTTATCTCAATATGAGTAGCCTCTTCAAACTCTTTCATTGCAGAGGCTATCTTTTGTTCCATTTCATTTTTCTTCTCTCGTAACTCTTCTATTGTCATAATACTTGATTTTCTAAATTAAATGCAGTAGCGCTATTAGATGCTTCTATTGCACTCTCTTTCTGTATTTGCTCTAACGTTGCTTTTGCATCAGAGCTTTCTCCGTATTTCTGAATTGATTCCAATTGACTCTCGATAGGCTTATTACCATTAGCTTTCATACGCTTGTTTATTTCTGCTAATTCGTCATTTTGAATATAAGGAGTAATAACATGTTCTACAACAATATTATCAATTTCACTCTCCCACTTCTTATTCATGATCTTTAAGAAAGCCTTAATAACATTGCACTCTCTTTCAAGGAACTCAAGCCATAACCCTGACTCGTCACCTACTCGAAGATGTGCGTCAGTCAAAAGGGTCTGACGAGCATCATAGCCAATATTACCAAGACCTTTCATGTTATCAAAAGAGAGGTCTGGAAGCTGAGCTTGCGACCAGTATAATTTCTCCATTGTTTCAACATGATATTTTAAAGCTTCGATAGACTGAGACCAAGAGACATAGGAAACGTCTCCACCCGACTCGCAACGGACAACTCTATAAGATTCACCTTTTTCTTCTTGTCCTTTTATACCACCAACTATCTTTAATAATGGTGCTGAATTGTAAGCTATGACATTTGAATTTCGAGATAGCGAATATTCAATTTCTGTTCTAATTGGAGATAGACCTGCGTAAATAGGCTGTGGCTTCCATGCATAAACACCTGGAATTTTCATCAAGACAATATCTTCACCACTTGCAATCTCACCATCATCTGTAGCTTGTGTAAGAACAGCTTCCCATTTGCCGTTACCTTTTCCCTTTTTCCAAATGTAATGCTTGCTTTCTGTGTAGGTTTCAAAGAAAACGACCTCTTCATCTTTTATTTTCTTCGTGTACTCAAAAGACATTGCAAGCATATCGTCCATTTCGCTAAGCAACGGATAAAGCGCAACACCATCCATAGGAGAGAATGTCTTACATTTTAGCTTATATTCACTCTCAAAACCATAAAGGCTATTCTGCTTTTTCACAGCATACCATACAGTAAAAATCTCACAAGAAGCATATAAAGACGTCGCACGTCTAAGATTTTCACTATCAATACGAACATTCCTATATATAGACTCAATTGCCTTTGTAATTTGAAGTCTTGTTTCGTTGTCATCTACATTAGAATAGACACGTTTTACAGGGATAGCGAAAGTAAACTCAGACATTCGCTTCACATGTAATTTCTCCATTCCAACAATGATACGAGCAGATTTATCCACTTGCCCATCAGTTCTAATCTTATCTTTTAAAGTTGTAGTATCAGATAAAATAGAATGCAAAGTAGGCTCGTAATCTGTCTTTAAGTCATTCCAACTCGGAACTGAAACAGACTTCTCTTTTAATAAGGAAATTGTTTTTGAAATATCATTGCTATTAAAATCTATAGTACTAAAATCTATCATGACAACTATCTTTAAATTACTCTCACAAAGATAGTTAAAACTATTTGAATAACAAATAAATATAGATTTTTTATTAAAACAAAAATGCGCTTATCTTCACAGACCAGCGCAAGAAAAAAATATAACAATTAAATTATAAATATTTGTCAGATAATAACTGACGAGCTTTTTCAATTTCTTTATTAGTGTCTATGCCTATAGACTGATAAAATTTATCACGCCCAACCAAAGACTCATAAGCAATCTCTATACTTCTTTTTTCATCCTTAGTAAAGCCTATGCGGAATGTTTTCACAATAGCAAGGGCTTTTTGAAAAGCCCCCTCCGCTAAAAGAGATTTTACTTTATCAACCTTTGTTCTGTACAAACTCATGACGAAATTGTTTTAAAATTTCTTTTTTTGTGTGATTTTCCAGCCAATAGTTGGCATTATCGGTTGCCCCATCAACTGGCCTTAACCTTAAACCACAGACCCCAATATAAACACATAGAGTTCTTATTCTCATTCTCTGAGCTTCTTCCAACGTTGGTCTTTTTCTTTCGACCATTTTTTGGCCGTATTCATCTTTGTAAATACGAATAAACCTGTTTTTTAGGACTTCTTTTTCTGTAATTGGTTTCATTTCCACGCTGCCATTACTTTATTTTCAATCCATTTTAGAAGCTCGTCTGTAGATTTTGTAATCTTATTTGGAACTTTTACCTTTCTATTTTTCTTGCCAATTACTCGACAGTAATCTTTGAAAAATATAATCTCTACCGTTTCTTTTCTTGCAAGCTTTTCTAATTCTGAAAACTTAAAAGAAGGAATGTTTGTAGCGATATTTGCCACATCTGAATTGAGATAAATTGTTATTTGCTTCATTGCTCTTTTACCTTTAAATAAATTCGTACATTGGCTTAAGACCGTTTACTACACGCTTTGCATCCGCAATACTGACAAACTCTTTCTCAAAATCATTGTCAATGATTACAGACTCTTGCCCAAAACCATCAACTAACTTTGTAAGAATATGATTCTTGTAAGTAAACTCTTGAACTTTTTCTAACTTTTTCATTGCTCTTATAATTTAAATTGTTATTAATTAATTTTGATATTGCAAAGATAGCAAATAAAAATGATATATACAAACGTAACTGACTGAAAATCAATAAGTTAAACTTTTATTAACTTGGAAATGTCTTAGTAATAAAAAAGTGTGTCTATCCATCACGGGCAAACACACTTAGAGCAATGAAATACTCAGAAAGACTGAGATTTCAATGCAAAGTTACAAAACATTTTGCAATATCCAAGAATCATCAGAATAATCTTTTGCGTTAGGATAAAAAGTTGAGGCTAAAGCGTCCGCTATATCTGGACTTCGTTTTAACCTTGATTTAATGTCTTCTTTTGCTTCTATAATAATCTTACCGCTACTTTGGAAAGACCAATGAACCTCTGTAAGTTCTGCGACTAATTCATCACATGGAGGCAAAGCTGGATTAAAACCATTCTTCGGATTGAGCCAATCTCTCACTGCCCAATAACAATATGCACGCATATTCGCAAACTCATATTGACCTGTTATGTCGTGTAATCCTTTTGTACCCTCAGAGAATTTGCACGAATAAGCATTTTTATAGCCTAATTCCTCAAGACGAGAAAATACTCCTGCACCCTCTCCAATAGTATCAATAAAAGCTTTTGCTTTTGCATTGCTTAGCCAGTGTGTAGCCTCACCTGCTACTTTCATGTGATCAGCCTTACCTCCAGATTGATGTATCTTTATTTCGGGTACATAATTCCCATAACGAGGCACAAAGCAACTACTATCTCGACCCATACCTGCTACGTCTACACCTACAAGTGGATGCTTCTTTGATACAAACTTTTCCTCTTGTAATTTCCTCCAACGTTCAATGGCTAACTCACACCACTCGAGCGGTATTAGCATATCTTCAGAAGTCTTAGGGAACAATCCTAACACCTTTACACGAAACAAGTCGTTAGGTCGATAATACAACCCATCAAATTCAAAATCTCCTTGTCCCTCGTCAAAGTCTTCTTTTTGAATTAAAGTACACCAGTTCTCTACTTTGTCTTTCACCCATTCATAATCGACTTGACCCGGTATAACGTTTCTCTTTTTAACAACATTCTCAGCATTTAAAGAGTTAAGCCTAAACTTTTTAAAGCGAGAAGACTTCATTGCTTTTGCCGCATAGCCAGTAGTAACATTAGGGTTAAAAACTAATAGCAGTCGAGAATTTCCCTGCAAGTTACCCTCAATAGCATTAAATGTAGTTTCACTGATACCTGACGCCTCAGTAACTGCAAACATTGTATTTACAGCGTGAAATCCTGACCACGATTCGGTATCGTCATCTGATGCTTTAAACCCTGTTAAAAACCATTCTGCATTGTTTGTTCTTATTCCATCGGACAATAAACGTCCCTCCAAGATTTTCGCATTCCTAAACAAGCGACTTATTTCAGGAATCATAATATTAGTAACTTGTCGCCCAGTTGGAGCAGTCATAGCTATTTTTGTATTCTTAATTAGCTCTTTATTCTTATTCCAGCGTGGAGTAAGGTACATAAAACACAGGCAAGCTACAGCTGTAATATAATCTTTACCCCTCGCTGTCCCTGACGCAACAGCAACCATTTTATTATGCTGGACCGCACGCAATATAGCCTTTTGTTCATTATCTAACTTTGCATGAAGAACTTGTTTAGCAAAGAGACACCAGTCGTCCCTCCATTTTCTCAAATAATCTTTATTTTTATTCCTCATCTTCTTCATCTGGCAAAGACTGCATCAATTCCAAAAATGGATTAGAATTAACATCATGCTCAGTTCGTTCAACATACCCACGCTTCTTTCCCTTAGTCTTTAGGTAAAAAATAATCGCAGTTAAGTTATCGTCATTGATAGCACCTAATAGTTTAGATTCGACGATATCAATTGTACTCTCGTTTATTTCTTCTACCTTAGAGGCAAAATCTTCATCTTCTTTTAACCAATTGTAATAAGTTTGACGACTTATGCCTGTTTTTTGACAAGCATAAGTGATTATTCCTTTTCCGTCGTTGAGAGTCTTTAAAAAAAGTTCTTTTTTAGTTTTACTTCTATCATTCATAATTAAAATAAGTTTTGTTGCACAACACCTTCCTCTAACTCTTTTATTGTTTTCTTGTCAGGCATCGGAGCTTCTGGCAAATTAGGGTTATCCCATCCATTCTTGTCAAGGAAAAACAACCTGTCCCATGATGAATTGTCAAACCAACCACGCTCGAATGGGTTAAGGGCGGCCTGCTCTGTTACAATAAAATCCACCTTTGTCTTTCCTCTCGCTTTCCCTATCCTCGTATGGCAATCATAAACATACTCGGGTATCTTATAAAGAATATTATCGTATTTCGACAGGGAGACCTCGTCTTTAATAACGCTGCATCTTAATGTTTCACTTCCACCTCGCTTAATAGCCTTCATGATAAGAACCAGTGCTTTTGCAGAAGCGAGCTCGACGATTTTAAATTTTTCAATATCTTGAAGGGAGGAGATTTCTTCTGTAAGGTCTGCACACCCAATATCAGTAGCTTTTTTCTTTAGCGTATTCCAGTAGAACTTCGGGTAACGCATAAGAAGTTCGTAAGCGGCATATCCAACGGAGTCAGCATCAAGAGCATCAAGAGCAGCGAGGAGGTAGTCTCTAACATCTAATGCAGAATGACCAAGACGTGTTAAATATGTGTTGTCTGGCGATATGGCGTCGCAATATTTACGCAAATCTTTCTTTTCATAAGAGTTCTGGTAATTACAAACAAAATAATCTGCATCCCTGTTTTTCTTCGCATTCAACAAAATGGAAACAGCATCCGATATATAGCTATCGTTCTTATCTCCATTCATATCTTGTTCACGCAATTTATAAATAACAGAAGTAACCATATCATGACAGTCCTCTGCCGATACAGTCAACAACCTCTTCCAAAGGTAGCTCCGGTAGCGATCTTTCATTTCGTTAGCGGCATAGTAAGCAAGGTCTGCATCACGTCTTCTGATTGCTTTTTGGATCATAGACGAGATTTCAAACATAACATGTCCGTGTTTTGTATAAAGAATATCCATAATATATAATTTTTAATTACTATGTAAAGTTACGAATATTTGTTTATATAAACGAACGTTTACTAATATTTAACTTACTGGTAATCAATAACTTACAAATAAAAATCTTCGATATTATAATACCTATTAACTTTGTTAACTATCCAATTAGAAGAGCAGTTGTTAGAATATGCACCAACACCTTTCAACAGTATCTTATCCCCGATATTAGCAGGACCTTTGTAATCTTTTACAATTCTGTCTATATCAAGGCATGTACTCCCAACGAGAATGCCGTCCTGCACTTCGTTACCACAATTGCCAATATGCTTATAAGCTGGTGATTTATGTACGCATGAGCTTCCTACATCTTGCATCTTTGTGTCAAGCGTTATGTAGGTGTGATTGCGAATCTTCTTTACTCCTATAACAGAAGTGAGCAAGTGCATCGTATCAGCAACAAGCGAAGTACCATTTTCTGTAATAAGCATTTTGTCACAATTAGGGTATGCTTTCTTCATTTCACCAGCAACGACTTGCGCATATTCGTCGAAAGTCGGTATGTGAAAGCCAAACTGTGCTTTATATTCAGGGTACATAGGACCGCACATATTGCCACCTATATCCAAGATGTCAGCTTCGAGAATATTAGCATACTTAATAAGCCCAAGAATCCGTTTTCTGAACGATTGCAAATCTCTTCCTTCACCTACATGAAAATGAACGCACTTGATATTAACATACGGATGATTATATTTGTTTGCGATCCATTCAAAATCTTCGCTTTCAACATCAATGCCAAAGCGTGAGTCAACTCCGTTACCTATATCAAAATTAAGCCTAACGCCAATTTCTAAAGGTGCCTCATTATTGCTTACGGCAACGAATTTCTTAAATTCACAGAGATTGTCGACATTCACAATACCACCATGTTTGGCAATTTGCAGTTTGGTGACAAAATCATCAATGACACCATTATAGATGATCATGTCATCCCTTACACCACGCATCTTTGCCATCATATACTCGTCATGAGAGACAACTTCGGAAAATTCTTTTTCATACACTACCATATCAGTGTATTTTTGTACGTAATTGGTCTTATACGAATAACCTATATGAAAATTAGGGTATATCTTTTTAAACGCGTTCCGCAAGTCGCAGAGGTTTTTCTGAAACTTCTTTGCGTCTACGATATACGCAGGAGTTTTCAATTCGCTAACGTGAAACTTTGATTCTTGCTTCATTTTTCTTAAAGTCATAACTATAATATTTCCCCCACTTGTTCTTCATCGCATGAACATAATTAACGTGGTCTGAACGTTCTAAAACTTCATTTTTCCCAATTATCTCATTTTGATGATTTGCCGCAAACAAAAATTTTTCCTGTAAAACGACTCTATTCATAAGGAGTTCCTGTAATGCCATATCAATATCACCAGCAGCAGCATCGTTTGGGTCATACTTAGCCTTGAACGCATTTTTGTTTATCCATCTTACAGGACCAGGCATACCTTTAAACGCAAATTCTCTGTCATACGCAAACAAAGCACCGGTCATACAACTAAAGGCGAGACCAAGATTTAAGTCGTAGAGGAGCTGCCCTATACGCTCAATCTCAGAAGTGGTTATTTCTATTCCGCTGTCGCCTTTTAGTGGCAGATAGACGTCTTGTCTATAACAGAATGATTTAATATCATCGTCAAGAATACAAATAACATCTTCTGGGGTATTGTTTACTATCCAAAAAAATGTAGATGCGAAATCATGTGCCTCTCCTTTGGGAATAACAAGCAGATTAGCATGCCCATATTTACGATACTCGTCTGCTTCATCTTCCCTAACAACAAGAGTACTATATTCAACAAGTTTCTCAGTCATCATGACATCTGGCCGAGAGTAACTCATTATATAGATATTAAACGAAATACTCTGCTTCATAGAATTTGTTCATCTTCAAACCATAATTCGGTTCTTGCTGCTGGCATATTGGCTCTTCGAGTAATTGTTTACAGCGAATATATGGTAGATTAACACCAGCCTTTGCACAGAATGGAACAGTTGCATTGATGCGAGGGTTAATCTCCAAAAGTGTGGCTTCTTCATCTCTAATAATAAAGTCCATGCATATATTTCCATCGAGACAAAGCTCATTAGAGACTTGTTCTGCTATTCTATACGCTTTATCGTTCTTGAAAATTTCTCCACGCATAACAGCTCCAAATGCCATAGTGTAACCTATATAGCCAACTATACCGACAATCTTGCCTTTATCGGCAACAAGGCACACGCTATAATCATAGCCTTCAACATACTCTTGAAGCATAACGGTTGCAGATGTATTTTCAACCAACTTGCAAAGATGTTCAAAAGTAACATACTTCTTTGTATCATAGACACCGATACAAGACAAGTCATTAGCTTTCTCGTCGTTTACAATAGCAAAGCCCTGCCCACCGCATTTATCAGACAACTTACAACAGAACATCTTTTCTGGATAGCCAACTTCCATTGCAAATTTTTCGATTGCTGCCCTATTGGTAGCAATATCCTGTTTCGGCATAAACTGCGGAAAATGCTGTTGTAATTTAATCTTGTTATTTGCGATAGCAAGAATATCTTGATCCATAACAGAAACCTTTATCCCATACTTGGCAAACTTTTCCTTGTTAGCAGAAAGCAACTCCAACTCGGAAGTTATATACGGCAAAATTATCTTAACATCATACTCACGGCAGATACCGATAAGAGTATCAATGTATGACGGTTCTGTAATTCTTGGCACTATGCGAGTAAAATCAACATTAGTGTGAAGAAGATTGTTTGGGTTGCAGTCAACTCCTACAACCTTAACATGGGCGCCATCTTCATTATTCTTTAAGCAATCTATGATCTCCTTTGAGAACCTTGAACACCCAGTTATAAGTACATTAAAATCTTTCATATCTATTTGCTTTTAACAATACATTGCATATCATCATACCAAATGGCACGGCATTTTATTTTTCTATCACCAGACTTGCTATGTCCGACAATTACTTTCTTACCTTCGATACCAAGCTGCTTGCACAGATTGTCATAGTCCATTTCTGTCTTACAAACAATCATCACATAATCATACTTTTCGTACCGAATAGGCTCCATTGCGCTTATCTTTCTTTCATTGGCATCAGTAGTGGGCAAATCAAGCCCAAGTTTGACTGTCAAATCACTGGTCCACTCTGCAAGTTTATCCATATCCCAATCACCAGCATGAGTATTAGCTTTGATATTAATTGCTTTTAGCTCTGCTTTTGAATAGCCTACGAGCCGTTTACAGAGAACCTTTTCAGCTTCACCCCTTGTCTCTTTTATGGCTTTAACCCGTTGATGCCCAGAAATGATGTTGTTATCTTCATCTATAACAATCACACCAAAATCACCAAATTGCTCAATTGATTCTTGGAGTTCTTTGGCCTTTTTCGATGTAATTTTTCTTGGATTCCCAAGTTTATCTTGAAGTTCACCAACAAGTAACTCACAAATTTCTATATTCTTTTCCATCTATAAACTGCTCTATTATGTCGTTCATATTATAATACTTATACTCGCCAAGGCGACCTCCAAAAATCATATTAGGATATTCACGCTCAGCAAGTCTTCGATATTCTGCATATAACGCATTATTCATGCTATCACAAACAGGGTAACATGAAGGATATCCGCTATCTGTATCAGCAGGATATTCCTTAGATACGAATGTTCCACTTGCACAACAGAGAGGATCAAAATGCTTATGCTCTATAATTCTCGTGTATGGAACATCGAAGTCTGTATAATTAACAACTGCATTTCCTTGAAAGCTGTCAATGCTATCTATATACTCATGTTCAAAACGAACAGAGCGGTAGTCAAGTCTTCCTAACCGATAGCCAAACAAAGCATCTATCTCTCCTGTATAGACTATCTTGTCTGCAAGAGTGTTCAAAGATGCGATGTCATCAAGATAATCAACATTTGTCTTTATGTCAGAACTATCAAGAAGATTCTTTATGAGAGAAGTATATCCTTTTACTGGTATGCCCTGATAAATATCATTGAAATAATTATTATCATAAGTAAAACGCAAGGGTATGCGTTTAATCAATGACGGAGACAACTCAGTGCACTTCTTTCCCCATTGCTTTTCTGTGTAACCTTTGACGAACTTCTCATAGAGTTCTACGCCTATCAAGGACAGACAATGTTCTTCAAGATTTACAGGATTTGCACACGGAATTATATCTTCTTCAATCGCAGATTTAGCTTCTGCTGGAGTTGTTACTCCAAAAACCTTACTAAAAGTATTCATGTTGAAAGGCAGATTATAAATCACGCCTTTATAGTTAGCAAGCGGAGAATTTACAAAAGGTACAAAAGGGGTTATACTGTTCACAAAATCCCATACAAACTTGTTGTTGGTATGAAAAATATGTGCACCATTAACATGCACCATTATCCCATGTTTCTCTTCAGTATAACATAATCCACCAATTTGCTTACTCTTCTCAACCACAAGGCACTTTTTCCCCTTCATTGTTGCAGAGTAAGCAAACATGCTTCCATATAAACCAGCTCCAACTATAAGATAGTCATATTTCATCATTTGTAACTTTTATACAAATATACTTAAACTTATTTGATTAACAAATATTTTTCTGTAAAAAAATATGAGTTAACTATGAATTAACATATTTCACTCTCCATAGTTGATATTTCTTTGTTTCAAAAGCGTGGCAATTTTTTATCTCAGGGCAAAATCCTTTTGAGATACAACTTGGAACGCAATAGCGACTAAGTATTGGTTCTATCTTTGCGACTTCATCAATCACTTTACTCCAGATCTCTCTTGTCTCTTTTGAAGCATTATTACAAAGTCTTACTTTTGAAATGTGTATCAGTTCTTGAGCATTTAGGGATAGCATGAGATTTACGGGTTCTCCTTGCTTCATTTCGTTTCGGTTAAGTCCTGATTTTGTAATGTCTGGCCTACTCGTAGAGACGTATGGTTGCGCATGAACATGACGAACTAAATGCCCCATTACCCAGTATGGCATATCGTACATATACACTTCAAATCTCAGCTCTCTTAAAGGGCTGTGTTCTGACCTTATTATTTGCTCCTTAAATTTATCACTTGGTTCTTTATCTATTGGAGACATTCTCTGTGTGAAACGTGCCGCATTTACGACATTTTTCCACGATGATATTTTTTCTACTTTTATATCCATCTATATTTATTTTACTGCATTATTAAACTTTCTAATTATATTCATATTCTCGTTTATTAGGCTTATAATCTCATTATGATATTCAGAGTTATTATTGCAAATTCCACGAGACTGCACAAGTTTATATCGCTTTAAATCTACCTCGATAGTTTCTGCTCTTTCGCCATTTACTTTTGCAGTTAACAACAAACTATCAAGACGTTTATAATATTCACTTGCGAAAACACAATGATGCATCGCATTTCCCTCATTCATTACATCTTCGACAGTAGGTAAAACTTTTATCTCAACATTCCCATTTGAAATAACCATACCTGCAAACCTCAGACGTTCGCTTTGATATTTTTCTGATGCTCTTTTGTCTTCAAGTAATTTCTTTCTATCTTCCAATTCTCTTTGTTTTTCCTCATACTTATTACACCACTCAAGGGCTTGCTCGTGAGCTTTCTTAACACTCTCAGGGCAAATCAATTTAGGATTGCGAATATCTTTATTTGCTCTCTTTAAAAGCTCTATCATATCAAGCCATAAGTCAGCATCTTTGACAATATAATTGTGTCTAAGAATAATCCTTATAATCGAAGCTTTATCTTCTCTTGTAAGTCTACGCCCCCACCCGTAAGTTAAAGCACGCAAAAGAGAGAACTGTTTGCACTTCCAAAGCGTTTCAAACGTATTATTCGCTAATAAGCCTTTAATTACGTCTCGTGGTTGTATATTATTAAAACTATATTTTAAGCCGTTGCGACTCAAAAGAGGTAACTTAGAAGTTATTTTTGACGCTGATATAGGTAGCATAATTGTGTAATCACTATATACTGGAACTTTTTTGAATGAAAGCTCACTATTTAAAACCCAAGAGTCTACAGCTCCACTAAAACAGAAACGATTCATTGCTTCTATCTCAAAAGCCCCACGCTCATCAAACCATAATCTTACAGGTTCTATAACAGAGTATTCTTGCTTTATTTTTCTAACCTGAAAGAAACGACAAACCTGCCACTTTTTTAAGCGAAAGGAAATCACAAAGTAACGATAAATCCTTTTATTTTCATTTCGTTCTTTTTGAGTATAAGAGCGAGAAATACCCCAATCTTTCTGCTTATCCGTGATAGGAGGTATTTTTTTACTAAGCAAAGAAATCTCTTTTTGAACTTTTGTCTTTGGTCTCATTAGTCAAATAATGTTGGTCCAGCATCTTTCGTTTCAATCTTTTTCTTTGGCTTTAAAACCTCTCGTTGCTTAGAGAGTTGCTCTTGGTAGAAATCCTTACGAGCCTTTTCTTTTAACTCTTGTTTTTCCTCTTCGGAGAGTTCCACCTTATGATTTACAACCACCTCACAACTTATTTTTTCACCTACGCTCAAATTATCTTCGTCATAATAATGAACTGCCATGCCAAATATTTCGTCATCTTCAAAGCCATTACAACCGCTTTTCTGAACTTCATTTAAGATGAAAGTAATACAATCATCGATATTTTTATTTGGCTTTGCGTATGACTTTGCAAACAAGTCATCGACCTTTGCACGTTCTTCTAAATAGGCTTGTATAGTGCGTTTAAAATTTTCTGTACCTTTCATTTCTTTTAATTTTTAGAAATCTCAATTATCTGATTTATAGGTCCACACAAATAGGCTCTTAGGCTTATTTTATCTGGTGCGTAATATTCAGCCCATTGTCCGTACTGATTGACAAGGTATTTCTTCAGTACGTCAAGGAAGTCAAACCTCCAACCTCGTAGAGGTATAGCTGTGCGGAAGTAGGCATTTGAATTAACAGCTTCACATAGCCAATTCTTTTCCTCACGATTCATACACTCGCCACGATTGAGTTTCTCACGTAGGAGATATGCCTTACTATTACAAAGGCTATCCAAAGAGGGAACATCCAATTGTACAAACTTAACTGCTTTCATAAAACTTCAATTGAATAGTCCCAAAAATCTTCACTTCCTAAGATTATTTTTTCATCGCCATACATCTTAAGAACTTTACTTTTAGCTTCTTTTTCATTAGACGCTTTCACCTTAACTTTTCGCTGTAAAGTCTCAGCGACTAAAACCTCATACTCTTTCATTGCTTAAATTATCTATCCAAATATAACTTCTCTAAATAACACACATTGCATAAGATTACTTGCGGTATAATAATCGCTATTTTCACTAACAAGATCTGCATAGTCTTGAGGACATTCTTCTATGAATTTCTTTAATCCAACTTCCATATCTTCAAGAGAAAATTCCTTTATTGTAGGCTCTTCTTCATCTTCGTAGATAAATGCAGCGACCATACCACCACCAAGTAAAATGTCTGCCCATTTTTCTTCTACACAATCACTCTCCTGTTTAATCAAGTGTTCAAATCGTTTAGGGCGCTTAATTGCAAGCCAATCACTCCCATAGGTTGCGGTAGAAAAAATATCAACCAAATTATCTTTGTTTAACTCGTATTTCATTGCTCTTTTATTTTATTTATTGGCAGGAATTTCACCTGCCAATTATTTTGTTAATATATATAGTCTGGAATAAACATTGATAAGAAAGTATTACTTCCTTTAAGGGTCAAATGTGAACTATCCCAATTAGGAAGATCATCAATAAATTCATATACACATTCTTCACGCATTTTGATTTCGAACTCAGAACACTTTTTCATTTCGCAATCATTAGGAGCGTTCTGGAAAGCTTCCTCATAATCCTCTACTTCATCATTGTAAGGAACATCATACATTGGAATAAGTCTCACTGCTATTCTCATAAGATCTTGAAAGTCTTCTCCTGTTGTATATCCTTTCATGTAATCTTCAAAGCCTTTTGAAAGGAAACTTTTAACGAACTCAACTCTTTCTAAAAATTCTGATTTTTTCATTGCTCTTATAATTTAAATTGTTATTGTTTTATTATTACATTGTAAAGGTAGCAAATAAAAATGATATTACCAAACGTAACACGCTGAAAATCAGTAAGTTAAACTTTTATTAACTTGAAAATATATGAATAACATCTAAGTGTTAAGAATTTAACTTTTTAATAAGGATTGCCAAATATATTTGAAAGTCTTGTGCATGCTACGAAGAAACGTCTTTTCCATTTCTTAGGAGTAAACGCAATAAGTAATGAAAGATAGATTACACCTCCAGCAACAGCTAACACATCATCACTTGTCAAACAAATTATAGAGGGAAATAATAAAATAAACCCAGTTGTAAAAATTCCGATTCTTTTCATTGCTCTTTTATTTTAAATGACAACCCCAAGTATTAATTGCCACAAGGGGTTATCTATATTTATTTCTATTACAAACGCTCAATTGTTTTTGCTATTTCTTCACCCCAAATGGATCTTATTATTTCTATTGCTTCTCTATCTCCGCTCCAACCAAATTGGCACTCGTGGTTGTTGTACTCTTGGAAATAAACCTCTTGGGGGCTGCACTCATTTTTTAGACGCTCATCTAAATTATCATAAGCTTTTTGTAAATTCTCTATGCTGTCTTTTTTACCATATAGGCTGAAACGCTCTTCCTTAAGAGCTTTATATAGTTTCATAGTCTTGGCGTTTACCATAACGATTGCACCCTCGTATTTGTCCCAATCTTGGTAATATTGCAATCCGTCTTTCGTTGTTTTTACGTTCTTCATAATTGTTGTTTTTTATTGGTTATTTGCTTTCTACTTTTAAAACACTCATATCTCCATATAGGCAGTTATCGCAAATCTTTTGCGCTTTCTTTTCTGCTGAAGATATGGTTCTTGCTTCTATTACTCTTGTAGTTTCATAACCACCTTTTGCAAACTGAGGGTTGCCTCTCCAAAATGTAACTGTAAATAATTTCATTGCTCTTATAATTTAAATTGTTATTGTTTTATTATTACATTGTAAAGGTAGCAAATAAAAATGATATTACCAAACGTAACACACTGAAAATCAGTAAGTTAAACTTTTATTAACTTGAAAATATTTGGATAACTATTATTTAAACTTTTATTTATAGGAACAAGTGCATATTATTCCTCTGTAACATCAAGTTCAAGAAGTTCAACCTCACTACAAGATGATAGTATTTTTTGCAGGTCTCGCCCTTTACTTGTACCTAAGGAGGTGTTTTTTAAATCCTCCTCAACATATTCCTTTAGAAAGGAAATTAACTCTAATATTGAATATCCTTGATTTTGGAACTCTTCTCTCCAGTTGGTTTCAGATGTGTCAATAAACGAGCATGCACCTGCATCATCATTCCAATCATCCGTTTCCACATAGTCTGTTGTCGAAATCTTCACTTTTCGTGTTATCGTTTCAGTAACTTCGCAAATACGTTCTATTTCTTTATTATCTGTAGCATTCCAAGGTGCAGTCGAGTTATCTGCCCCAACTGGGTAATCGTGATTATTATACATTTTGAAATCTCATTTATTATGGCTTATTTACGCCTATTAATCATAAACTGATAGTAAATATTATATGAATAAAAATATATCTTATAAAGGCTTTATAACCCCTATAAGATATATTTATTAGCACATGCAAGAGAAATCAAACTCAAGCTCTGCCATCATTTTAAAATCATCCTCCATTAAAGATAATAGATCTTCTTTATCTTCTGCTTCGTAAGACGCAAAGCGAGAAGCTAATTTATCTAAGCACTCATTATCGGTTTTTAGTCCGTAAACCTCTCTCATACTATCGAAAAGCTTTATTATTTCCTCAGGCGAAAAGGAAAGCAAGTTTTCTAATGTAAGCTCTCTGATTTCTTGTAATTCTAATTTTTTCATTGCTCTTTAAATTTAATTATTAATATTAATTTTGACATTGTAAAGATAATTATAATTATTTGATAATCAAAGAGTTACACTATTTATTTTCTTGACTTTCACTTTTTATAACTTTTAATACACCTTAACCAGTCTATTTTGGTTCTTTTGAGCTTCACAAGCTTCATTTTCGAGGTCTATTTTATATCCCCAGTTTAAAGCACCCAAAAGAGCTGACGTGTATCTTTCTCTCTCTTCTTCATTTGTTAGGTACTCATTTGCATTTACTAAATTATAAACAAATTCTAAATCTCTCATTTATGCTTTCTCCTATTAAAATATTGTGCTATTACGTTATTTTTATACTCACTTTTAGTTGCAATTTCTAAAATCACTTCCTTAATAGATTTTACTTCATTCATTAAAATGGTGTATAATCCTCTACCTGCGGTCTATTATTTAAATCATAGAATTGAGTAAATCTTCCGTCAAAACCAACGAGTGCATTTCCGATACCAACCCCACGTCCTTTTGCAAGTATCAACTTCGCAGTACCATGTGTGTCTTGATCACTAAACTCTCCCTCATATTTAATTGTACTATTTGGTACAGACTCAGGTCTATCTATCAAAACGATATTATCTGCACTTTCTTCAATTTGTCCAGACCCACGAAGTTGTCTAATATCTGGGTGCTCTTTACCTCTCGCTAATTGAGAGAGAAGTATAACTGCAATCCCACATTCCTTAGCAATATTCTTAGCTGCACGAGCCATATATCCAAGACTTGCTTCTGCACTATTACCAACTTGTGCATAAATTTGTAAATAGTCTATTATTGCAAGCTTGATACCCTTTGTTTTTACAAGTGCTCTAATAGATCTTATAGTATCATCAAAAGATACTGTTGCTCTTTCGTCTATGTAAATAGGCAATCCTTTGGTTGCTCCAATAGCCTTATCAAACTGCTGTAACTGAATTTCAGTCAATTTGCAGTTAACAATAACACTTGATGTAATTCCTGCTTTTGCACTTATAATTCGAGCAACAAGTTCAGACTTACCCATTTCCAAAGAATAAATGCCTACCCCATTGCCCTCTTGTGCTGTATTTACACCTATATTCATAGCCAAAGAAGTTTTACCTACACCTGTAAAAGCAGCTATAACAGTAAGCGTTCTTGGTCTCAATAGAAACTTATCATCAAATAAAGAAAAACCAGTTTTAAGGCTCGAACGTTTACCAGCTGCATTATCATTAACAATTTCCTTTAATTCATCTATAGATTCATCGAAAGAATATATACCATTATCAGCAGTGTCACTTTGAATATCTCCAAGAACATTCATTGTCTCATTTATGACTTCATCAAAATTAGTCATAGGGTCGAGGACATTTTGTGAGGCTAATTGTAGATGAACCCATAATTTTCTTTGCTTCCACATCTTACGCAACCGCTCAATATCTTGCTCGATTGTATCGTAACTGACAAACTTCACTAAATCTAAGAAATCGAAAGACTCTAATTTGTGTTTTAATTCATGCGTCTTAGCATAGTTTAAAAGTGAATTAAGGTCTGCAATATAACCATCTGAAATAACGCCTGCAATACACTCGTAAATACATTTATTTATTTCATTGTAGAATAATTCTACATTCAGCTTATCACTGAACTCACTGAATCTCTCATTATACTTCATTAGAGTCGCAAGTACAGAACATTCTGTATTCTTGTCATTCGGCTGTAATTGTGCCTCTCCAATAATTTTTACTTTCTCCTTTTCTTTCATTGCTCTATTGATTCTGTACATTTAAATTTATTTTAAGCCCATTTTAAAGCTCGTTGAGGCTTTATATTTTCATTTTGAATAAATTGTATTATTTTTAAAATAAAACGCCTTAAATCGCACGATTTGCACGTCTTTCTAATATTACACCATCAAGAAACTTAGTAACATAGTCTTTAAAACTTACATCTGTGTATCTATATTGCTTTCCCTCAAAACGTCTCGCAAGTCTCACTCCCTCGTTATAATTTGATTTTTTTACAAGAAAGTAAAAATCACTTGCTAATGTGATCATATAACCAATAAGAGGCGATAGACTACTATCGAAGTTATAAAGGCTAAATGGAGTTATTTCTACATTACCAGCTTTGCGAAGCTCACAAATTGATGAATAGATTTTAGAATTTCTATCGTCTTTAAACATATCAGACGTAATACAAAAACTACATTCCGCAAACCAATCAATATCAAAAGAATTAAGCAAGGTGCCTATTATGATATTTTCTATTTCTTGCAATCGGCTCATTTTCTAAAACTATCTCCCGTAAATAAAACTGGTTTAGTCAAATAGCGAAGTCTATCAAGTGTACGCTCTCCGTATTTCTCACAAATCTCATCAAGAGTAAGATTTGTAGTAAGAAGTAAAAGCTGTTCTCTTTTTTCAGCAAGGCTGATTATTTCCTCAAAAACATTGTGAGTCTCACCATAAATTTTACCAACGTCTTCTACTCCAAAATCATCTATAAGTAAAGCACAATCACATTCTCGTAGTACCTGACGCTTCTCGTTAATTTCGTAGCCATCAAACTTAATCAAGTTCTTACGAAGATAGTATCTGAAGATGTTAGGCATAATCTTTTCGCAGATAAGCGACTTACCACGACCGCATTGTCCATAACATAACAGACCTTTATTTTTATTATCCGTAAGCCATTCTGCTATTTCGTCATACTCTTGCGCCCATTGTGCATCATCGCCAACAAAGAATTTTAAGCCTCGCATTAACAATTCTTTTGCATCGTTCAGTTTGATGCTTAAAATTTTCTTCTTCTCAATACCTGAGTATGCTGTTTCGTCTTTCTTTATTTCCATTGCTTTATTTTTTGAGTAAGATATTTTTCATCTGTGTTATTTCGTAAAATAATACCGATAGCACTTTTGTTTTTTCTCGCCTGAGATACTAACTCGTTATACTTTGAACTGATATTTGACACGGACAAGTTCGAAAGTATCCAATTATCTGTAATCTTGTCAAGGAAAATTTGCAACGTACTAAGTAAATCTTCATCTTCTACAGATAATCCTTTGTTTTGTCGTGAAAATCTAAGTTGACTTAATAGTCTTTTCATTTGCGCCCCATCAGCTGCTTTCCAATAATATTTTTCTCCCGTCTTCTTTTCGAAGTATGGTTCAAATATTTTTTTAGCTTTTGTCACAAGTGTCGGTTCTTTCTTTGGCTTAGGCTTAGCTTTAGACTTCTGTTCAGACTCGTCTTTCATTAATTCTTTTGAGTCAAAAGCGCTTGCGCTTAACCCTCCGTTAGGAGAAAATATATTATTATCTTGGTATTCTAATATATTGGTATTATTATTGCCTTTCATTTTTGGAGGGGTTACCCTTTCATTTTTGGAGGGGTAGCCTTCCAAATTTGGAGGGGTATCGTCATTTTTGGAAGGGTTGTTACAATGCCAATATTTGGGGAACGATTTTCCTAAACGATATAATGAAATTCTATTCTTGATAGAGATTTCGTCTTCACACTTTTCTATTAAGCCTACACGGACAAGATTAGAAATATGTCTCCTAATACTACTATCAGAGTTACCTGACAACATTGGAAGTTGCTCCCTTATTTTTGAAAACGATATCCAAAAATAATCTTTACCATGAATAACATGCTTCGATAAAGCTCCTTCTAAAATAAAGTTTTTCATAAAACTAAAAACCGCCATATCATCAAATGATAAATTCCAGCCGTTTTCAATAACACTTCTTTGATTTATAGTTATCGTATATTGCATAATATACTAAAAATAAAACATCAACACCCTTAACTTTCAGTCCTTATGTAGCGAACGGACTTACTTATTAAGGGCTTGATTGTATATGTTTTTGTCATTTGGTCGCTACTCCAAAATTATAAATCTCTATTATTCACTTGTAAAGATAATATTTTGATTTAGATTAAACTAAGTTAAATCTAATAAAATACTTTTTGTTAAGGAATTTTTAGATATTAATTCGTATTCCTTTGAGAGAACTGAGACGTTTCGCCTCTCTTTTGTAGTATTCTATCATAGCTTCCAACTCAAAATCTGACCATTTTTTTACTTGATGAGATTTAGCTGTTAGTAACTCAAACCTTTGCATACCAATCTTACGAATTAAATTAGCTTGATAAGCTATAAGATGATCACTTGAGAATCTATTACAATTGTGCATAGCATAACCATTAGCAATAAAAGTATGAGTGGACGTTTCTAAGACAACAATTTCCTCCTTTCCTATATACTTTATTTTTTTGACTTTGCTATCATATCTCGACCTGATCATTCCAAGTTTATCAATATTAAGCTTGTCTATTTTCAACGGCCTTATCCTCATTAGAAAATGCAATTTCTCAACATTAGTTCCTGTCACGAGGAACTGCCATGAACGATAATTACTATTCAGCAGAGGATTCCTTCTCTTATCCATCGATTGTCTGCAAGGCTTATTATTTTGAGTAAACCTTTCTATCAATCTAATCAGCTTTTCTTGTATCTTAGGATATTTATCACATTGTGCAACTCCAACTCTTAGCCCATATCGTAAACTCCCATCTGGGTTGCGTATATTTTGCTGACAAAGGTGACCATCTGCATCTATCATTCCAGCAAGCCAACCACTATCACTTGACAGGTCTTGGAACACAACTTCAAATGGTTTACATACGACAGAACAAGTCTTATCTGTATGTAGTCCAGATTTCCTTTGTCCTTGGATATTATATCCATTTACCCAGAGATCTTTTGTCTTTACCCATGTATAAGAACCTCCACAACGCTTTCTCGCAAGCCATTTATGATCAGGGGTTGTTTTGATATGGTCTCCATTCTCTAATTCAACATCATAAACATCTTGTATCTCTCTATGCGTATGTGTCACTATCCCCTCCTTCCAAAGCCTTGCTTGTGCTCGGCTTCTCTCTTCTTCAAACGAGAGTAATCTATCTCCTACTCTCAAATCACCAAGTTCAACCCATCTCAAGTCACTTGTAAGGACAAGGGCGTCAGGCGTAAGACAATGCCTACACTCAGCATGACAGTCATCCTCATCAAATCGGACAGAATGATGTCTCCTACTAAAAAAATGACCACAATCGGCTTGCTCAAATGCCTTTATCTGCCCACAAGAGATACATTTAAAGTACCCACTGGGCATTGCATCACGCAACCGAATATAAGCAGAGAAAACTTTATCAAGTTTATCTACTAAATTTGATTTCTTCTTTTGTGGAGTTCGTTTAGTTTTCGTTTTCTGCTCTTTTTTTTCGTTTTGAGCGTCTTTTGGCTTTCTTTTGAAGTAATATTTATTCATTATCGAAATATTGTCTTAAATCGTTTGTTTTCGTTTAATTCTATTTCACTCATTACTGACTCAAAGATGATCTCGCAGCCAATTGCAGTTGCTACCATAAATTCAGTATAACAACCTTGAGAATGATTCCATTTATCCATCATAAAAATAGTATCACATTCTGTGAGCAACTGAATATCTTTTCTCATGTGTTGAGCGGTTGTAGCATCACAAGAAAGACCATTTTCCATTGGATTTACAACCTCATAGCCAGCCGTCTCTAACATTACTTGAGCGGACTTAAAAACTTTTCTCCTTTCATCTAAATTCATTCCACTAATTGGACCTGAGATATAGCACTTATTCTTTCTAACCATTTCTTTTCTCTTTAAGCATTTTAATTTCATCATTCAAATAAAAGATAGCCTTTTCGAGGTCTTCAATTTGTTTATCTCGACAAGACATGCCACTTTCTGTTTTTAATCCTGCTCTCCAAACATACTTGATAACGTTACCAATATTAAAATCATAGTGGCGAACAATATCAATACACTCAATACCACTTGGGTGCGAATTATAATGCTTAGGGTGATTCACGTTACTTTCCAGTTGACCCATAACCTTTAGCTCCTCTTTCTGTTTTAGACAATTCTTCTGCCTCTTCAAGTTCTATTTGAGGATAGGGCAAAATAACTAATTGCGCAAAGCGTTCACCAACTTGGTATAAATCTGGGTGCAAAAGACGTGTTTTGTGAAAAACCGCTGTAACTTCACCACGATATCCGCTGTCTATAATTCCTGCTGAGTTCGTTAGCAACAAATCTTTCTTCGCATTACTACTACGAGGGACGACTAAACCGAAATACCCTTGTGGTATCTCAAAAGCAAGTCCACAATGATAGATAATCTTATCTCCTTTTTGCTCGACACTCGTTGCCGTTAAATCAAGCCCAGCGTCACCATTTTTTGCATAGTGAGGAATCACTGCATTTTCTACTAATTTCTTTACTTTTACTTTCATATCTTATTAATCATTACTACTATTTGACAATACACATAAAGTGATTATATATATTGCTATTACGATAACACCAATCATTTTAAATCTTTGTATTAAAACACTCTATTTGTTAAAATTTTTCCATTACTTTTCACACACCAAAGCTGAGAATTAGGTTTCTCAATATCGACTTTTAAATCAGACACTTTGCCAAACCTTTTGTAATTTCCGCAGAGGTCAATTACCCACGCATCTTTACCTTTAAAAGGTCTAATCGCACGACCAACACATTGGTAATAGAGAGCCAAAGATTTTGTCGGGCGAGCCATAATAACAGTGTCGAGTTCTGGATAATCAAAACCAGTAGTTAATACTTGCGCATTTGCTATTACCTTTATCTCTCCACTTTTGAACCTTTCAAGCATCCATTCACGCTCTTTTTTAGGAGTCTCGCCTGTGACAATATCAGCAGGAACATTCCTTGATCTCAATTCTCTTACAAGATTTTCAGCCTCTTCGACAAATCGTGTAAACACTAAAACACCTTTTCTTGGAATACCGCTTTTAGGCTTGAGAACTCGCAAAGTAGCATTTGTAAGTTTGGTAAAAAAGTCACAGCGTTTATACTCTAATTTCAATGAGTTTTCATCATAATCAGCACCAGTAGAATTACTCATAACGTTCTCGAGATTAATTGCAGTTAAGTCATAATACTTTAAATCTGCTAAATACCCTTTTGCAAGTAATTCTGATGTCTGACAAACGTATAAAACCTCACTAAAAATTCGAGGTCGTGTTCTTGTGAGAAACTTCAACATTGATCCTCCCATATACGAACTAAGACGATATGGTGTTGCGCTAAGCCCTATGACCTTTTTGTTGATAGCAGCAAGGAAATTCTTATACATTCCTTTCTTGCTATTAACTAAATGGCATTCATCTATACAGATATATTCAAACTCATTGAACATTGAAGCTAAATTCTTTACTGTTCCAATCGTGACGAATGTTACCTTTGATAAGGTCATCTTTTCTGTACTTGCAGAATACATAGAGCAGTCAAGACCAAAAGCCTTTGCTTTAGAGTAATTTTGTCTTAAAATTTCGGATGATGGACAAAAAACAAGTAATCTTGAGTTTAATCTTTCAGCGATAGCAGCAAGAACGATTGATTTCCCACTCCCTGTTGGCATTATTATTATGCCATTATTTTTGCTATGATTCTTGAAAAAAATAACAGCAGCGTTTGCGGCTTTTTCTTGGTAATCTCTTAGTTGTATTTCCATTATTACGCATACCTCCATTTATAACCATAAGCTGTCTTCATTATGCCCTTGCAACAAAAACATATAGCAGAATGATTATATCCTAATTCCCTTTCTATTTCAGCCATTGATTCGTAAGTTTTAATAAACTTTCCAAACAGAGTGAATTGAGAAACCCTTTTACGTTGAGGTGCTATCCTTTTTTCAATGCAATTTCCATAATTCGTATTGTATTTAGCATCACACCACTCTAAATTATCAACATGATTGTTGGTCTTTATCTCATCCTTATGATTGACCTGTGGCAAATTCGTTGGATTGGAGAGAAAGGTACAGGCCACAAGTCTATGGACAAAGAATCTCTTTGATTTCCCATCTCGATATAAAGAAACAACATGATAGCCATTTTTATTTTCAAAAGAACCATATTTAGGCTTCCCTTTGAAAAGGCGATAACTATTTCGTTTTCTAACAAAAACTTTTCTGTCAAGACTTTTCACTCTTCCAAAACTACTTACTTGGTACAAACCTTCATACCCTCTTATATCTCGCCATTCTTCCATTGTCATTGCTCTAAATGTGTGTAAAGGTGCGGAATTTCACCGCACCAATGTAATTATTATTCTTCGTCGTCATCATCGCCAAAAGGCAAATCGTCGTCTTCACTATCCTCGTCAAGATTAATCGGTTTTTCAACCTCAGGAAAGACCACACCGAAAACTTCTTTCATCGCTTCACGATTGACGTCCTCTTGGCTCCAAATACCTTGTTTATCCCATTCAGGTATCTTTTCTGCCTTTACGAGTTTCATTTCTCCATCAACCCATGAATAGAAGAGGAAATAGCCATTTAAAGCCACTCTTACAGTCTCCGTTGACGACAATTTATAATCTGTTGTGCCTTGCTTTACTCGAGCTGCCAAATCTGCAATTTCAAGCAAAATAGAATTGTATGCCTCCTCAGCATTTTTCTTCATTGCCTTAATTGCTTCAAGAGTCTCTTGTAACTCTTGCTTTCTCTTTGGAACATCATTTTCTTCTTTCAGACAGTACTCCTCACGGATCATTGCAATCTCATGACTATCGTACTGACGAGTAGCTAATTCTCCCTCAGGAAAGAGGCAGTTAAATTTCTCACGAAAGACTTTTAATGGTTCTTTTGAAGACTTAGCACCTTTACAAAGAACAAGAACGTCCTTAAACTCTTCTCTCACTTTATCGTCCAATACAAAATCTATATTTGCTGGCGAATAATTCTTTAAATCTGCAATCATATTTTTTATTTATTTAGTTCTTCTTTGTAGTGTTCAAGAATGTACTTTTGCTCCTCGTCTGTAAGCGAATATGCTTTAGACATGAACTTAATTGCCACGCTTTCATTATCACCTGAAAGTGGGAAATAATCAGATGCAAACTTACTGGTTAAACGCTTTAGTTTTGCGTCCTTTTCTTTGACCTCGTTTACTTTTTCTTGAATTTCCAAAACAATTTCAGAAGCTGAATTATAGGCATCTTCATAAGCTTTCAAGTCCTTTGCGACTTGGTCTTTCATTGCCTTATTTTGAGACGCAAGACCAACAATTTGAGAGTACAATTCATTCGAGTAAACATGGTCAACATTAATGCTGAAATCATCATTTGAACCATAGCTGTATTTCCCTTTTTGTACCAAATATTTATATTCTCCACCAAGCTTACTCCAATCGTATTCTACTCTTCGTAAAGACTTCGCTTTTCGTAATACTTCTGACACTTCTTGAGCCTCAGCTAATTCTGTAAAAGCATAACCGTCTAAGAAAGGTATTTTGTACACTTTTTGGTCAGCAGGTTCAATCTCAAACAACTCTGGTTGTTTTGGTTTATCAACTATTTTGATACCTTCTTCCATCATGCGAAACTTAATCATGTTTTGCACATCTACTTCACTTAGAGCAAGAATTTCCTGCTCGGTCATTTCATTAATCTTTTTCATTATTTTTTTATTTATAAAAATTCCTTATTATTTTCAATTACTTGTTGTGCGTAAAACAACATTTCTGACTCGTGAGGCTCTGGTAAATACAATCCAGCAACAGAGGCACTCCAGTTGCGAAATCTTTCAATTGCCGTTGTCATTTCCCCTTTATCAAGGTCTGTTGTACTCCTTAGATAAAGAACCTCTTTCCCTCTCTTATTTACTCTTTTCCTTTCAAAAATGTCGCTATTACATTTCTTCTTAAAGAAATCATATTTTACTTGTTCTATTGGAAGCCCGAACTCCGCTCCCCAAAAACCGAGAAGAACATGCAAGTAAGAGTTCTGAGAAGAAGTCCTTTTCGTAAGCTTCGTTTTTAACTCGACATAGGACTTCTTCATTTTCATCTCCTTACATTTTAAGTCAAACTTTTGCAAGTCATATTCATTCGATAAATTATATAGAGCCATCGCTTAACAATCTATAATTTGCAAAGTGAATAGGTCTTCCAGTTATTTTACTTACAGAGCTTATTGTATCTGTAATGATATTATAGCCATCATTGCGTAGATCTGAGATTCTTGAGCTTAACCTATAACAACCATATTCTCGTAAAGCTGTCAATGGCTCTATGCTCCCAAACCTTTTAAGATGCTGTAATATTACTCTCTTTTGAGATAAAGTCTCTGTACTCATAGTTAGAATGGTAAATTATCTCCTTCAACTTCTCCGTTCGCATCTACATTAGGAGGGAAAGGCTGAGATTGAGCTTGTTGTACATTTTGAGAGCCTTGTGGAGACTGTTGAGCTGTCGGAGTAGGATTGTTAGCCTGAGCTGTATTTGAAGCTTGGTAGCCGTTATTTTGACGTTGATAAGGTTCAATTTTATAACCTGTAATAGAGGTAATGTAACTCACTTTACCATCTTTCTCAAATGGTCTACCATTTAGAGCAAAGCTGATAGTAACTAAGTCACCTGCTTTAAATCTATCTAACTCATTCGTTCTATTTCCGACAAAGTCGAAAGAGGGATAATTCTCAAATTTTTGTCCTGTCATTTGGTCGTAGTGACTTGCATCGAGGACAATCTGACGCTTTGTAAACGTGCCACCGCTTTTTGTTGGAACTGTAACTGTATTCTCTATAAATAATACTTTTCCGCTAATTTGATTTGCCATATTATTCTTCGTTAAAAATCTTTTTATTTGTGATTAACTCTCTATTATCCTCGAGGAACTGACAGAACCTCTCGCAGATATTTTTCAATAACATTTTACTTTGTTCATGATTATACTGATAAACCTCAGCATATTGAACTCCAGTAATTAGAGGCGTCCGACTTGTGCCACCTTTTAAAACGTAGGCTGTAAATTCAAAAGAATTTATCTCCGTGCACGCTCCGCTCTCAATAAGCGTATAAGGATAAATATGTCTCTGCCAGTATTTAGAATACTTACCAAACTCATAACGAGAAGTAGTCTTCAAGTCAAAAACTTTATTTTCTCTCAACTCGTCAATATATCCGTATAGTTCCACCTCTCCAAACTCTGTGTCGATAGTTGCAGAAGTGAAAACTTGACTTAAAGAGCCTTTGAAATATTCTGCAATAGATTTGCAAAAGTCCTTATCGAAATAAAAAGAAAAACCATCTATTTCAGCAAAAATGCAAGGGACTTTAATATGCTCAAACCAATAATCGTAATAAATAGGTTTGCCAACTTCGTCAGTACAACCAAATTCTCTCTTTACATCAACTCCCTTAAGAGACTTAATAAGAATATTCTTGTTATCACTCTTTTTATTGTGAATGATGCAATCGACAATTTCATTTAGAGCCGTACCTTTACTTGCAGGCTCTGAGGGTTCGTGTGGAACTCGATTAATAGCATCTAATAACTCTTGTTTTAGAAGAGCGTCCACTTCTTCTTGTGAATAGTGGAACGCATCTTCTGCCTCAGAGTAATTCTTATGCCATTTACCATCTTCATCTTGATAAAAATAATCCTCAGCAGTTGTATCTAAAAACGTTTGGAACTTATCAAGTAAAGTCGGATAAAATCTGTAATTAGGCATACATCTTAGTTTTTTTATCGAACTTCAAACCTAACTTCTCGCACTTGTCTTTAACAAGCAAACCAATCTTTAGTTTACTATCCCAGATTTGCTTTGCCTCAGCGAAAGACTTACAGAAATCATTAGCGGTACTTGCATCAACGATAGCCTCAACTTCCTCCTTAGCACTTTCAATAAGTGCATCGTATTCCTTTCTCACTTCACGCTCATTTCTTAAATAAGAATGATAGCTTTCAAAGATATTCGTAAGGAATCTGTTTTCTCCAATAACCGCTCCATGACCATTGATTAGCGTAGGAATCTCCATCGCACTTGGCAAATTACAAGTGTTCTTTGTATAAGCTTTTTCGTTTACACCCCAGTAGACATATCTCTTTTCTCCGTAAGCTTGCATATAGCCAACTAAGTCTAATTCCTTGATTAAGTCTCCGACAGAGCTACCACCCATTTCTGGACGAACAATCTTTTGTTCTCCGTCTTTATCCTCTCGTTCGTGAGCGATAAAAACTAAGTTTTTGCCCATCATACTAACCTGCTTTAGGAAATTGACGAACATTGCCTTTCTTGCTCCAAAGCCTTGTAAGGATAGGCTGCCGTCACGCTTTGCTAACTTAGGTTCGTTTTTGATGATATAAGCCGACATAAAGTCGAGAGCTTTGCCTGCTGTGTCAATTACGATTGTCTTATATTCAGACAAATCCTCATTTAACACCGCCATAACATCTTCCCATTTTTCTACTTGCAAAGTAGGAACTTGAAACGCTCCATTAACACGCTGCACACCACCATCAAAATCCAATAATACAGGACTTGGTGCTGATAAACCTAACGTTGATTTTCCCATACCTGGTGCTCCATAAACAAGCACCTTAATTGTGGAGTTAATAGCCAACTCCGAAGGCTTTTTTAATAAACTACTCATTGCTCTAAGTGTGTTTTAGTTAAACAAATTATTTTCATTTACATATCTAATAAATTCAGACTTTTCATGTATTCCTAATTTCAAATACACTGACTTGATATGATTTTTAACAGTATAAGGAGAGATGTACAAAGTTTCCGCAATCTCTTCTTTTTGCTTTCCTTGATAGACAAGTTTCATTACTCTTAATTCCTGTTCAGATAATTTAGAATTGAATTTTGGCGAGCAAATGACGCCCTCAAAACTACACTCACCTCTCAAAGGACATTCTACTTTTTCAAAGTTAAACTTACCATTACTTTCTACATCGTCTTTCGTTCCGTCTAACTTTCCAAAGTTGCATTTGCAAAATCTTTTAACTATCAAAAACTGATAGTAAGGAACGTTTAAAGCACTCTTTTGGTAAACTTTCGTTAGAGCCTTGTAGGCTAAAGGATAACGCTCCCTTATACCATCTAACATATATTTGATAAGTTCTGTTTGGGTCTCATCTACAATCGTATTTTTACCATCATCAGATTTACACCAAAGCTCACCCTCAAACATATAAAACTCTAAATTTCCCATAACTCTGCCTTAGGTATTCCAGTCACTTCGACTAAGACGTTTATGTGATTTTCATTTGCAGGTTTCATACCATAGAAAATCCAATTTCTCACTGTTGACGACGTTACTCCAGTTTTGGAGGCGACCTCATTTATAAAATCTGTCTTCGGACAAGTTGCGTCTGGAAGACCCTCATAATAGCCCCGTAGGGTCATTTTTTCTCTGTTTTTCTTCATTTCTTTGTGATAATCAAATACTTTATTTATCTTTGTACTATAATATTTAATATTGTAATGCAAAGGTAGTAAAAATAATTAGATTAATCTAAGATTGATCTATTAATTATCTTGCAATTAATAAATTTTAAGAGTATGAACGAGGTACAAGAAAGATTAAACCAATTTATCAACTATCTTGACACAAGTGTTTCTCAATTTGAGCAGAGCACAGGTCTCGGAAATGGCTTTGTATCAAATACAAATGCAAGAATGCGAAATAGCTCGAAAAACCTTATTTCCTCAAGATACCCTGAGCTAAATATGGAATGGCTTATAAAAGGAAAAGGAGAGATGCTAAATTCTAATAGGCATACCATAAACTCTTCTGGAGACAACTCAGCAAACGCTATACATGGAAATGCAATTGTCATAAATTCAACCCATAGAAACGACAGAATACCTTTCTATGGTGACTTTACACCAAGTTACAACTCTAATACGACAACCGCAAATTTAGATTATTCTAAACCTTCGTATGTTGATGCAGGGGACTGGTTTGACGGAGCAACGTCAGCAATAAGACATTATGATGACAGCATGACTGAATACCCAAACGGCTCTATACTTGTACTGAAAAAAGTACAAGACATCAACTTATTAATCTGGGGGAAAAATTACTCAATAGAAACTACAGAATATAGAATAACAAGAAGACTTCAAGACGGAGGCGACGACTTTATTTTAGCATACAGCACAAACGAAGAAACCTACACAGACGGAACTCCAGTTTATCCTCCTGTAAAGATACCTAAATCTTCTATTGTAAGCATAGACTTAATTTTAGGTAGAATTATTAAAGAACATAGCAATAACTTAATATAGCAAATGTATGTACGAAAATAAATTGAAATCTAAGGGAGGGCTAAGCGCAAATTCTATAAAAGGGAATAGCACGCAAATTTCAGGAGAGAACCCTACAATAAATAACTATTCAATGCACGAGGATATGGACGAGTTCTTTAAATCAAATCACATTAAAGCTATTGATATAATAAAAAGTCAGCGCTCTATCATATCAAAATTACAACATCAAATAGATAGACAGCAAACACAAATAGACGTGATGCAAGAAATAAAAAATAAACTCGTTGTAATGCTCATGAAATTACTTGACGAAAAAAATATATAGGATCTATGCTTAATATTTCAGAAGAAGCAATAGCAATAACAAAAAGATTCTTTTTAGCAATAGATGTTCTTATCACACAAAGAAAGATAAGAGGACTAAATTCATTCGCACAAAAATACAATATCAACTATTGGAACTTGTGCACATTAAAAAAAGAACCAGAAAGGAGAGTTCTAAAAGTCGAATACATTTCATACTTAGTGAGAGATTTTGAAATTTCTCCTAAGTATCTACTTTTAGGAATTGGAACTATGTTTGAAGAAAAAGAGATAACACCAGCTGATGCTATCTCTTAACCCTGTTTTAATTACGTTTAAAGACTTATTTTACTATTATACAACTGCAATCATAGAGTCTTTTGTAATAGTGCTAAACTTTTGAATAGGAGAAGAAATATCTCCGTTTGCATCTATATAAACAAACTCCATTTCGTTAAGTTTTGATATTTTAGAGATCAAAATTGTCTTCTCATTGTCCCATTTCTCTATAAATTGAGTAGAACCTATTTTATTGCAACAAGCTTTCTCGTACAATTCTTGCAAAGGCAGCCTTGCGTCACGCTTTGTAAAAACGATATAGTCTTGATAATCATTAATGACTATGAAATCAAAAGCGGGACTTTCCTCTTCTTCAAAGTATGTATTATCATTATCATCTTTACTTATAATAGCAGTCCTAAGACCATGTTTCTCAGCAAACACATCAGCTGATAAAAAGGTATCAAATCCCCACAAAGCAAGTTTAGACCCACCAAATTTAGCCTTAACAGGCGTAATATTTAAGTTGTGAAGACTTGCAAGGCTCTTCCTTTTTTGAGAACTTAGAGGCTTATTTTTACAATCAACAAAGCCATCTAAAGATTTTAGTAATAACGATCTTATTAAAGTGCCTCTTTTAATACCCTCTTGTTTAGCCCATCTGTTTAAAGATTCTATTTCTTCTTTGTATAGATGAATAATAATAGGTTTCACTTTTTCGGCTTGAGACTTTTCTTTTCTACCTGAGCCAGTCCTTTTGCCTCCGTGATTATTATTGTTTTTTTTACTCATATATCTATCTTAAATATAGATATGAGGGGCAAATTACCCCTCATAATCTTTACAATCCTACAGCTATTCGTGTAAGTAGATTTCTCTTCTCATTGAAATAATCCTTTTCACATCTTGCAAGAACTTTAAAGAAACGAGCGTCGTAGGTATCTTTCACTATAATCTCATTATCCGCAAGCTCTTCAATTTGTTTTTTAATGTCATTCATTTCAGCTAAGAATTCTTCTATCTCTTTCTCGCTCTTTTCTTCTTCTCTCATCCATTCGATAGTCTCGTCGATGTCGACCTGTTGAAAATCCTCGACGTGTGAGTTATCGAAATAAATAAACCCTCCTTGACAGAATTGCTTTTTTACTTCTTTAATATCTTCATCTACAAAAATTGAGTGAAGCCAAGATGTATCTATTTTCTCAGTTCTTGGATAAGCCTCTTTATAAAAATCAGCGTTAGGCTGAACATCGATTAGATACAAATTTCTTTCATATTTATCTGCAAATTCTCTTGCTTGGTCGAGGCTTTTAAAACCTGTAATATATGTGTCGTATTTCTTTACATCGCTAATTAATTCGAGTTGGCTTTCTCTCGCAATGTCTTTTAATTCTTGAGTTGTCATAGTTATATTTTTTATATGGTTAATATTCTATTTATAAAGGGGTGAACTTCACCCCTTTTGTTTTTAGTCTTCTATCTTGAACAAAATTCCTATTTGCTTGCGTGTTCCATCAAACTTATAGTCAACGCTCTTCTTATCATAGATAGCGAAAGGTTCGTCACAGCCATCGCAAGTAACTGAGAACTTATCATCATCAACTTCTTCGACGTGCATTCCGCTACAGAGCTCTCCGTCAAGTGCTCTTTCATAAAGGTTGAAAGGACCAGACTCATAACCCATGTACTTCATGCTTCTGCCTGGCTTTGTCTCAAAAGAACCTACTTCGATGAAAGTTTCATCATCTTTAAACTTGTTTGCAAGCTCTTCAATCTCTGCAAAGTTATTAAAACCGAGAAGAGCAGCTGTACCATTATTGAACTCTTCGATTCTTTGAAGTGGATAATTTCCAAAAACGAAATCTGAAAAATCTTTTGCTTCCATATTGTTTATTCTGTTTATTAGTTTGTATTATTTGTATTACTATTACAATGTAAAGGTAGTAAAATTATTTAGATTAAACTAAGGTTATACTAAAAATTATCTTGTCGTTAAGATATTTTAAGGTTTGAGGCGTAAATACACAAAAAAAAGCGGTAGTATTTTCACAAACTCTACCGCTTAAAATGTAAACAAATAATACGCAAGACAAAAATATTAATCTTTTAGTAATTCATCGAACCTTATACCTTTCAGAGAATTGTGCAATATTTCTACATTTCTCGAAACATTCTCATCTTTCAAGATACTATCAATATCTATATTTCCAGCAGCTGCTTCAATACAGGTTTTTAACTTATCTATGATAGGCGAAGAGATATACTCTTGCTTTCCATTTATAGCCCCTTTAACTTCGCTTGATACGCCATTTAAGAACTTATTTGCATAATTGATGATAGAAAGAGCAATAATAGCATAGGTTGAAATACTCGGATAAGCGAAAGACGGAGAGTACTTTTTTATCGCTGAATTGACTGAATAATAAAATATTGCAAATGGTCTTGAATGCTCCCGTAAGAGAGTATCTGCAACATGATCCACAATATTAGTAGGGTCATTCGCCTTATTTTTGTCAAGCATATTTCTCCACTGCTGAATTAAATCTTTCATAACTCGTGACAGCTTTCGTGTCTGTTCAATCCTATTATCTGCAAGTTCCTTTAAAAGTCTCTCTGTATAAACTATTGCTAAGTTATAAATAACAATAGGCATAATCACTTGATGTGCAAGCTCATTTACTGAAAACTTATTAGACAACTCCTCTTGTTGCAAATTTACGTTACATTCTTGTACTTGTCTTTGCATCTGTGACAAGTCAATAACTTTCCATTTAAAGCGTTTAGCGTTTATCCGATGAGGCTTACTATCTTTATTTTCACGAATTAATAAACATTCAGTTCCGTCTTTCAATGGATCAGCATTTGTAGCATAATATTGCTTACCTACGACAATGTTCGACTGGACTTTATCTGTACAATTCCTCTCTATGATTTGAATTAATTTCATTGCTCTTTATTATTAAACTTTCAATCTCTTTTCAAAAATAGCTTTGACCGCCTTTGCATCTTCTTCGGCTTGCGCTCTTTCGCTTGGTAGATAATAATTCCCTGAATCAAAATTCATATCGTCAAAAGTTGTATGTTCTTCGGGCATTGAACGAATTTCTCCCAATCTATTTACAATTAAATAAGGCTCTCTTATCTTTACTCTCAGTCTAATCCTCTCCATTGTCTTAGTTTCTGCATTCCACCGCAAACCATTTGCTTTTAGTTCATCAAAGAAACGTTGCTTTTCTTCTTCTGTTGCGTGGTAAAAACAGTCCGCAGTCCAACCATTATTTGAGGTATTTGCGCTATTGTAATAAGTGCAAAACACCCTACAACTTTCATCTTCATAGCTTTTAAATATGACAACTCTACCCGTAATATTTGAGTGCAAAATATCGCCATCTTTAAACTCTTTTTGCTCCTCGATAATAATTTGATTATCTTCGATTCTTGCTTGACAATTTTCAGGGATATTGAGCTTATCCCCTGCGCTTAATTTTATTTCCATAGTTGTATTATTTTATCAAATGCCCAAAATCTTTCTCATTTGCTCTTTGTAGTGCTCGTATGCACACTTCTTTGCATCTGCTATATTTGCAAATGTTTCATTTAATTCTTCTCCATAAAGTGTATATAGACGAAATTTACCATTTGGGAATACATCTATATAATAGCTACATAAATCTATACAAGCAAGCAAACCAAATGAATGCTTCTTCCATTGCAATTCAGGAATACGACTTAAAACATCGTCCGTTGCGCTTGGTATGTGCTTGTTCCACCTATCAAAGAATTGTAACATATCTGTACACTTGCACTTTATAGCTGCAATATTGTGCGATACGTTGCCGCTTGTTGTTTTCTCGCAAACGCTCTTAATACCCTCCAAAGTAGAGATAAATATAGCGTTCATTTCTGTTTGTGTCATTTCTTTTCTCATATATATTAATTTCTATTAAATTTCAATATTACCCAACCAAGTATAATTGTTATTATAATTGTCTTTGAAACAAACAAAAGAGAACACTCATTTGCGCTTAATTCTGAAATTAATTCTTTCATCATTTATTATATTATAAACTATTAAAATACTTCGCATAAGGAATAATCCTTACATTATTTTTCTTTAATTTACTTACTACTTTTTTCATCTCTTTCTTATTCCCTTTAAGAGCAAGAGAGAAATCGTGTGTCCACCAGTATTTTTTAGACTTTCGTCTATCAACTAACATGAGAGTTGTGTCGTCTTTTCTACTGTCTTGAATAATTAAATATAGACTATTTTCTTTCTTGTTAAGGCGACATTTCTTGCGACGTGAGTATGTAGTAGTATTTATACCAGCAAGAGTTGCTATGGTATGTAATCTCTCATTCTCCATTCTTGCAAAATACTCAGCATCATATTCTCCGTCAAAATCACAATATATCTCTGATAGGTGTTCAGCTTCTGTACACATGGCTATTTCTTGTTATGTTTATTTTTCCTTTTTCTATTTCTCTTATTTGCGTATGGCGTTGATCCGCTACGATTCTTTTTAGGCGCACATATAACCCTATGCAGATACTCGTCGGCAAAACTTGGCCGAAGAACAAACATTCTTGCCATTGGCACTTCCGTAAAAATTTTTCCGTGCTCCATATTTATCTTATGTATAAAATCTTAGCTACGTTTACCTTTTTATCAATCGCCTCTAACATTTCTGCCTTAGTGATTACTGATAGTTTATTTCGATCTACATTGTGTAAGAGTGCTTTTTTAAGGTAAAAACCAGACGAACTTAACTCATCATTATTACCTGTAATAGAGCACAATTCTACTACTTCAAGAACTTGCTCGTTAGAGATTTCTCTAACTCCTACAATTCTATAATGTATGTCTTCATATCTTACATACTTACCAATGAGTTCTTTGTAAAATATATCTGTATATTTGTCTTCTTTATTTGTCATAATTCTTTGTTTTTTTAGTTTAAAAAGAACGCTATTTTCGCAAACCACGTTCTCGATCAGATTTAACAATATGAATTTGAAAATTACAAAATAAGTAAGCAAAACATTTCCAAGTCAATGTACTTTCAAAATCCATATATGCACGAAACAATTATAATCTTAAGTCTTTATATTCTATCAAATGCTTCATTGCCAAAGACTTGCCATTTGCCAGTCTTGTATTGTACAAGCACGTCACCGACTTGTGCAATTTGTCTACCGTCTGTAAAGTGAGAGTAGAGAGTAGCATAAGCTTTGCCTTTCTCTCCCTTTTCTATAGACTTAATACAAGGCAGTCTAAATATATCGTCGACATTTCTTCCATCAAATAATATTTTTAAAGCTATTCCCATAATCTTATAAATTAGATACCAATAATGTTTTTTTATTTCCGTAATTCTCATTCTTTTTGAGTTTCTGAACCTCTTCCATTACCTTTGTTACTCGTTCTGCGGTAGCAAATCCAATAACATCGTCTGCAATAGGAGTATCTGTAACTATCTTGAATTTCTTTTTCGTCCCCTTTATAATAGCTATCTCGTATGTATCGACACCATTAGAATAAAAACCATACTCCCTGCTTCCACATACTACAGAAACTCCATAACCATTTTTAAAGAATAAAATTGCTTGTCTTCCATCCATTATAGGATTTAGATGCTTTCTAAATTTTAATGACTTAAATGTTTTCATATCGTTAAATCTAATTATTAATTATATACTTGCATTTTTTATAACATCGTAAGCGTTGCATTTCCATCTACCATTTTGAGAAGAAGAACGTTTACTATATCTAATCTTTCCTTGCGCACATAAGTCTAAAAACCTGCGAAGACCTCCGACAATCGAAATTGACTCATCTTTACTGAAAGATTTATCGTTCAAAACTATTTTTAAAATCTCTTCATTCAT